TCGTATCCTGTGATACCATTGGTATGCTTTCGTATTTTTTATCGTTCCAACGCTTGTTTATATTTTTCTTGTTTGCTTCTCGTCTACGCTTATCACGTTCTTCCATCTTCTGCACGTTCATATCATCAAACGCCTTAACAACTTTCCAGAGCATCCGCATAGCACGATCGTTGTCGTATGCTGGCTCAAGCCCAGTCTCAACATACTGTGCATAGTTGCGGACGAATGCTCCAAATTCCTCGTCTGTCAGCTCGTCCATCGCATGAACGTGTTCTAGCAGAAGAATCATTGATGTTCTCGGCTTGTGTTCCTGCTCCATACTTAATCCTCTTTGTAGCGTTTGTTCCATGCTTCGATAAGGTCTTTTTTAATCTTTTTCTTTCTTGGTTACGGAATAACCAAAGCTGTATGGCTTGCTCTCCATGAATACCCGACACTTGCATCCATTCCTGTCGTTTCTCCCTGCTATAAACATCCATCTTGCCAAACAGTCACTTGTTTCGGCAATAGCAACTTCTCCGCCGCAGAACGGGCATCTTTTGAGTTCTTCCATTTTTTACCCTTTCTTCAAGCCAAGACGGACTTCCTTGTCCGCACAAATTTTCAGAAAATCATCTTTGGATTTCTCCTTGATTTCATCCTGAATCATGCCGAGCGCAAGCTCATGTGTAAATACAGGTCTGCCTAGCAGGTTTTCAATGTACCTGTGAACTTCGTTGAAGTCACACATCAAATATCCAGTGTAAGCGGACACCACAATTTTTTCGTCAAGCGTCATTTCTTAAATCCCTCTCTTGTTCTCGTGATTCGCTTATGTGCCTTGATAGGCCTTGTGCCTTTGCCGTACACTGGGCGGATATGCTTCGCCTTAATGTATCCACAAGGCGGCTTCGGCCCAAAGTCGAAAAGGCTCAAGTCCATAACGATGATGCCAAACTTCTTGTTCGTCATGTTTAGCCCTCCTATACCATCGGAAACGCCATCCAATGCGTCACCGTCACATTTTTCGCAGTCTCTCGCCTATCTCATCCCAGAACTGACCGTTTGCGTAACAGCCAAGAAAGTACGCTGTCGGCGAGATTCCTTGCAACATTTTTCCATCTTTATCACGCCACGTTGTCTTGGTTGCAAGCAACAAAGGCTGCGTCCGCTCTCGTGGTGGTTCGCTTGCCAGATGCCATATCGTGTTATTCATTCAATCGCCCTCCCACACACCATCCGGGCGCATTTTTGCAAACGCAAGCAAACCGTATAGGGCACGTTTGGCGTTGCCCTCTGTGGCGTTCCAGTAGTCGCTATCGTCTACATCGTCACCTAGTGCAGAAATAGCCTTTTCAAGCATCGGGATGCTCTCTGCGCCTGTTTTGCCATAGATGGAGCGGATGCCTCCCTCGCCGAATACTTCTGGGCGATAATAGAACTGACTGTAGTTATAAGTGACGTTAAGCCACAGTTCTTTTGTACCGCCCATAGCGCGCATACCACCAGCGATAAAATGCGTACTATCCGCTTTGAGCGGTTTGTGCGTTACTGGGTCGCATAGCGAAATATCGTAGCTCATTTTCTCATCTCCCATTCTTGCACACATCGTCCGGGTCTGTAAAATCAGCCCGGCACTCAGACAGACCGTTGTAACAGACCCACGAGAATCTGTCGTGCCATTTACAGGTGGAGCAGGACTTGTCCACAGTTTGGCATAAAAGTTTCCCTTTGCTGTCCAGTAGAATGCCATTGCCCAGCCTGATTACATTACTTTCGCTCATCTTTCTTCTCCCATTCCTTGCATCCACGTTCATCCCACATGAAGTCTGCAACGTGTTCTGACTGGTCGTTCACGCATACGCCCTCCGGCTCTTCGTACCATTTGCAAGAGCCACAGGACGGTTCAGATTTGTTCTTGCAGGATTTTGCCGTGCATCGGATAGCTTTGCCAGCGGAGAACTGCTTGATACCTATGCAGGAGCAATGTTCGGTGGTGCAGTAAATCATTCTTGCTTCCTCCAACCGATAAACTCACACAGGCCAACTGTTTGAGGGTCGCAACGGTGCGTGTATTTGGTATTTTTCAAATCAAACCCAGTCAACGTATTAAAAACAGTTGGCAAATCAAAAAGTTCATCAAATGCTTTGTCCGGAATTTTCGATTCTTTTGTCCAGATAATAGTTGCTCCACACTGTTTGCAACGCCATATAGAACATCTCGTCATTTCCTCTGCCCTCTCTTTCTTCTGTTGAACTGCTCGATCACTCGCTTATACTCTGCATAACACTCCGGGCACAGGTCGCCTGTGTCCCTGCGCCACGCCCAGTCTTTGAAGTATTCGTCAGGATTCATCATTCTACCGCCCTGTACCACTCCGCAGCGGTCGCATACTCGCTTGTGGTAGATTCCTCTGTCAGTTTGCATTATTCATCCTCCCCAACATCCTTGAACAGGATTTCTTTGTCGGCTTTCCAGTCTTTGATTTTGCACGGAATTTCCGTGCCGGGCACGGTCTTTTTCAGCCCATCCATCTGCCAGACGTTCCATGAGATGATGTCTGCGATACAGTCAAGGAACATAGGCATACAGCCGATTTCCAACCTTTCAGCATCAAACCGATACCTAAAATTCTCGATCAGCGTCAAGAACAGGTTGCACCTTGCCAGCAAGAGATTGTCCCCTTGCCATTCATATCCGTATGTCGATGCGTAGGCGTTAATTGCCCAGCACATCCACATATCGTAGTCATGGAACTGCTCTGCCAGAACATTCAGCTTCCTATCCAGCAGACCGATTCTGTCCGGCACGGCAATCATCTGCCCTGTTGTGGTATCATATCGACTTGTCAGGAACGGTGCTTCTCCACAGGTGATTTCAAGACAAGTCTTGTTGATGTACTCCTTCCAGTCCTCACCTTTCAGGTCGTTTTCTGCAACGTCTGCCATCTTCTTACAAACCCAAGTCGGCGTAAACACTTCCGCTTTCTTGCTGGTTCGCTTCTTTTGGTCTGCAAGCCGTTTCTGCACACGAGGGACAAGCTGAACCTTGTCCAACTGTTCCAGTGTGATTTCATCTGCAAAGCCTACGCCCAGTTCAGGCGGCGGGTCTGTCGCCCAGATAATGTTCTTGCCTGTCGTGTGGTCTTGCAATAGAACAGGCAGGAACGTGCGTAGGCAGGGGTCTGAGAAGTCAATCAAAGTTCCCATTTGTCAGCCCTCACCATGATTTTGTTTTTCTCTTTCAGCCAGTCCTTGACGCAATGAAAGCAATGCTCACGATTCTGGCAACGCTCCGGGTCACGATGTTTGATAAGTTCGCAGATGCCCCGCGTAAAGTTTTCTGTAATATCTTCGTCCGTCATGGAGCGGATAAAATCGCCGTTAGTCATTTTCGACCACCTCTTCTGCCACCTCTTTGTACTCCACATCAATCCCTTTCGGCAAAGCCGTCTGATACTTTTGAGCCAACTGTTCTGCGCTCTGAGCATCGCCCAACGGCTGTTCGGGCGGTGCAACGGTGACTTCCACGTTGTCACGCATACCGAAGTAGTTCTTTGCTCGGAAAATCCACTCTGCCGGGTTCTCCTGACCGTACATACCGTTGTACGCCCACATGGACTGCATTTGCAGAATCAATTTCAGGATGTACTTCTGCTGCAAGCTGTCGTCACGGCGCTTGCCCGCCATAATCTGCTTCAGGCTCGCCCATTCGATGCCCAGCACCAGTGCAATCCATTCCACCACAGGGGAGATTCTGGCTTCGATGCAAGCGTCAAAGAAAAAGTCAAGGCGCTGCTGCACTTCAATCGGGTTATTCATGTCCACGCTCGGAAGGTCTCCAAAATACTTGGCCGCAATCATGCCGATGACCTTCTTGTCCTCTTCATCGCCGATTCTCGACTGCAAATCGCCCGTATTCAGCATCTTAGACCTCGTGATAGCTAACTCCTGCTGTTCTTTCACCTTTTTACTTACCTGTGAGCGGATAGATTTCCGCTTGTTAAGCATCTGTTGTTTCTTCTTCTCTCGCTCTTTCTCACGCTTTGCGGCGGCTTCTTTTTTCGCCTTTTGCGCCCGCTTCTCACGCTTTTTCTTTTCCGCTTCGGTCAGCGGCGGTCTGCCACGACCACGCTTCGGGGATGTTGCCATGTATTAGGCCTCCTTTGGAGGTTCAGGAAGATACGTCCAATGAGTTACATCTCCAAATACAATGTACTCGTCGCGCTCTTTCCATAGTCTGTCATAAGATAAAAATGCAATTTCAATGCCAAACTTTTCTCTTTTTACGAGAACTTCTTTGTCTTTTTCGGGTAAAACTTTCTTGGCATCAAACCATATATTGACGGGCTCAGATTTTTCCAATACGTTGGCTAAATCTAAAAACACATCTCCAATGCTACTTCTGATTTGTCCTTGTATGTATACGATGAAGTTTTTGCTATCCAAAAACGACTTCGCTTCATTCTTTTTGTCAACACCAACAGTTTTCCAAGCCGCAATAATTGGCTCAACATCAACCAGCTTCACGCTCTCACCTCTTCATCTTATTTTCGATTACGTCCAGCTTCCGTGCAATCCACCAGACAGAACAGCAGTTGTCCAACTGTCGCCACCAAGCGCACTTTTCTTTCTCGCATACGCACCGACCAAGCGGATTGCTGGTCATCTTCATCGGGCAGTAAAGTTCGTTGTCCATTGGTTATTCTCTTTCGATATGCACTTTGGCTATCTGCACATTTTCCGTCCCAACAAAACTTTTGAATGAGCCAGTTTTTAAGTTGACAGCATTGTAAGTTAATGTATTGCAACTCCCACTTCCTACTACTGTAGTCGAAACATTTTCCGTTTTCATGTAAAGCTCTGAATGTTTGTAAAATGCTTTCGCAACATCAATATCACCAAACAGCGTCGGAATATCGTTTCTTGATTTGATTTCCATATTTACCTCTACCCCATCACAACAGCCGTACAAGCGATCAGACACACGTTGACGAACAGCCAGACGAGCATTGCCTGACGTTCTTCAAACAGGTTGTCTGCCATGTCTTTGATTGTCCGTTCGGACTGAACCACCACCGCCAGCAGGACTAGGCAGACCAGCCATCGAGTTGCAAATTCAAACATTGTTAGCTCCACCTTTCTCTCAGCTCTCCGCATCTTCAAGAAATGTTATTGCGTTTTCTACCCTCAAAGATGCAGATTCGAGCATATCAACTGCGTTCTTTGAGATTTCGTATGCATCCATATTACGCATAGACTTCTGAATTTTTATAAAAGCAGCAGATTCTTCACCGTATAGTGCATCAATTTGCAGCTTCAACTGGCTAAGCGAGTCTGCGATTTCGTGGATATGCTTTCTTCTATGCTTATTCATCTGACCGTTCCTTTTCTTCAAGGTGAGAGAGCCAGCGGGCTTCTTTTTCATCTTCGATTTTGATAACCTTTTCCATGTACCTGTTATAAATCAAGATTCCGTCTCTTTCGGCGGACTTGCCAAACATGGTTAGGCAGACAAAAACATCCGCCATTTCTTCTTGTATATTTTCTAAACATTCCTCAACGCTCTTCGGTGTCGGGTTCGTTCCATCCAGCGCACGGCGCAGCTTCAATGCAGCCTGTGCCAGTTCGGATGCTTCTTCTGCCAACTGTGCCTAGATTTCCGTCTGGGGCAGAATGTCTGAAACTTTCTTGCTCACTTCTATTCTCCTTTCAGCCATTTGTTCAGTTTTGCCATGCAAGAGGGGCAAAGGCAAATCGGCGGGTATCCCTCAAACGATGGGTAAACCAAATTTTTGTTTTCGTTTACAAGCGTCTTTTGGATAGAATTTCCGCAAAGGGAATTGTCGTAGTATTCAAACGCTTCTCCGCATCTATCGCATTTCATGTTCTTTCTCCAATCTCTTTAGCAGCCCATCCACGTCATACCGCCAATGAACACGCAGCCTTTTTGCTTTGACCTCTATCCCCTCTTGCTCTGCCCACTGCCAAGGGATGCTCTTGCGGCTCTCGTTGTAACGGAACGCCAGAACCTTGCTGGCAGGGATTGCAAAGGTGCGGTTGACCGCCCGGTAATTGACTATCACATGGGCGGTCTGACCGCTGTACCCCACCGCATCCACCATGTCAGTGATGTGCTTTTCCTTGCGGTATTTGCACTTTGCCTTGTCGTACTTGCCGAACACCTTTTCCAGAGGGATAGAGGGCGTTTCGATGGTTTTCAGCTCAAACAGGTGGTTCATCGGGTAACGGTACACAAGGAAGTCGCAGATGTTGTCAATGGAAAAGGACAGGTTCTCGTTGCCGCCGTAGTAGGTGGCGGCACTGTCTTTCAGGCGGTAGCACCACGCATCGGACGGGACTGATGCCTTGAAGTCTGCTTCAAACTGCTTTCCGGTGTTCATGCGTTGTCCTTTGGTTCATCAGGTAAAGGCATCCAATGTGTTACGTTTTCAAGTCGTTTTTCATCAAATGTTGTAAGCCAATCGCCATCGTCTGTGAGCACTGCCGTTTGCATTCTGCTCGTTTCGTCATATACTGTTTCGTCAAATACCAGAACCGGCTTGCTTTCATACCAAAGCGTACATTCTCTGTCTCCATCTACTTCGGTGACTTCTTCCGTCATCTCTGGCAACTTGTCTTTGACATTGATCCACTGATTCATCCTCGTTCACCTCTAAATTTATGGAATATGAGTTGCTTTGTCAGTGGGCTTTTCCATTTCCTTCATAATCCGCTTATGTTCTTCCACTGTCATGTTGTTCGGGTAAAATCGCTTATCCACCAGTTCAAACGGTTGCATATAATGGTCAAGAACATCTCGTGCTTCTTTTCGTGCTTTTTCTGCACACATTTCGATGTATTCTTCTTCGGTCATGTTGTAATCGGTAATGCAATCGACCACCGAAGAAAACCGGCACAGCAGACCATTAGGTTGTCTTGCAATGAAAGCTCCCATTTATCGTTCACCTTTAAATTCACTTTCGAGAAACGGTTTCCTGCCACGTTCCCGGTGCTTATCCTCATAATCACGGTGGTACACGCTCTGGCTGTGGTTCAGCTTATACACGAAAGCCTTGCGTTCCTCGAAATCTTTCTTCTCTGCCTTGTACTTCTCGCAAGTGTCGTGGCAGGCTTGGTGGCGTGATGTGCAGTTGAGACAACAGGTAATCATTCTTCGCCAAATCTCCTTTTTGTTACAGCCATCGGGAACTCTTCGATTTCACTTGCCCAGCGTGCAGTACCCTCGCCGTAGGCTCTTTGCCATACCAGAGGGAACCCGCCTAGACCATCGAACAGACTGCCCAGCGTAGGCTTTTCTTTCAGGTAAGGGCGCATCTTCTGCACTAACCAGAACCACTGCGGCAGGGCTATTGAGTTACCCAGAGCCTTGTATCTTGGACTGTCAGCGTATTTGTGTTTCTTGCCATTACTGTCTGTCCAATCACCAATATCGGTGTATCCGTCAGGGTAACCTTGTAACCGTTCGCATTCAACAGGGGTCAGGCGGCGAACAATCCAGCGGATGGTTTTTTCTGCAATCAGGCATTCGCTGCCATTGCCGATGTTCCCTGCTTTCGCTTTCAAGGTTGAGCATTTGTCGCTTTCTTTGTAGCTGCTGAACGACTGCTCACTGAAAGTCTGTCGCTCGATTGCAATGGCCGTGTAATCTGTGATTCTGTTCTCGTGGTCTCCTGTTATGGTTGGGCAAGTTCTGCCATCGCCGTTTCCTCGTGCATCAAATATTTTTCTTTCCGTGACCATCGGAACATACCCGCCTCCAAGACCCATGCTTGCCGGAAGTGTTGGACAAATACCCGTCTGTGTAATCGTTGCGTGGATTTGGTTACTTTCCAAGACTATCGGTTGTGCATTGCTTTCAAACACGATAGGTTGGTGTCCGTGTTCCGCTGCTCGCAATGTCCCCGTCATGTTATAGGACACGCTCATCGCCCCTCCGCCTTGGTCATTTAAGACGGGAATCGCTTGGAAAAGCGTCTGGTCTTGAAGCGTCGATAGCGTCCCGACTTTTTCTGTTTGCACAAGTGCGCCCTTTCCTCCTCCGGCACAGCCAGAGCGGATTTTAAGAGAGTACGCAGCTGCTTCTCTGCTTTCTCTCTTATCCGTTCCTTCCTCTCGTTCAGAGCAGTCAGCTTCTCTCGTCTTATCCGTTTCTGTTCTTCTGCAATCAGCATCTCCATCGCCTTTGCGGCCGCGCCCGGCTCCCACCATTCGATCATTTCCAGCAGGGCGGTTTGCAGTAAGCCCGGCAGCTTCTTTCCACGCCGGGATGCACGGGTCAGGATGCCTTGACAGGCTCGTGCGCTCAAATAATATTTCTCCGGCGCGTTGGCCTCCAAGGTCGATGATAAGAGCGATACGTTTTCTACGCTGGGCCACTCCGAAATATTGACTGTCGAGCTGTCTCCAAGCCAAGCTCCATCCGTCTCCTGAGATTGCTCCGGCTTTGCTCCATCTGCCCCCCCTCGGAGGTCTAGGAATTGAAGCGTCTGGTTGTCCCACGCGGGCAAGCTCTTCCAGCACGGCTCTGAAATCTTCTCCGCCGTTGGAACTGAAAGCCCCGGGCACGTTTTCCCAAACAGCGAAAGTTGGATACAGTCCATTTGTGCTTGACCTCATTTCTTTTATGATTCGAACCGCTTCCATGAACAACCCGGAGCGTTCTCCAGCAAGTCCTGCCCTGCGTCCAGCAATGGACAAATCCTGACACGGGCTTCCGAACGTGATGCAGTCTACAGGCTCTATCTGGTCTCCGTGGATCTTTGTGATGTCGCCCAAGTGTTTCATCTTTCCAAATGCCCGTTCAGCCAGATAGCGCAGCTCTTATATAAGGTAGGCGGTTCGCCTTTTGTCCCGGTAGCGTAACCGTTAGTTAAAAGGAAGCGAACCGTCGTCCTCAATCACAGAAAAATCATCGTTCCCGCCCTGCGAGTAGCCGGAGCCAGACCCGCCAGCCAGCGTTTTCTTCGGTCTAACCTCATAATCGCCGGAACGAATCTTGTCCACGCTGGTAAAGCGGTCAACGACCAGCTTCGTCTTGATGTTGCCATCGTTGCCCATGTACTCTTCCTCACGGAGAACCACGCCGACCAGTTTGCCACGCAGGGTCTTTTCATCGTTGTTAAACTTGTAGCCGGGATTGGACTGTTCCACAGCGGTAATGAAGCCCTTGAAGAACGGCAGCGCCTTCTCTTTGTAGCTCTTGATGGTCTTGCCGCCCCATGCCCATTCGCCCGGATTCAGCTTGCCACGCTCGATAAGGGAAGCGGTCTGCTCACGCCAGTAACCCTTGAACTCGCCCTCTGTGACTTCCCACTCGATGTTCAGACGCTCCTTTGCGGGTTCGTCCGTTGCCTTGCAGATACCGGCAACATAGCCGCCAACAGGCAGGTCGCGGCGTTCGGTGGCTTCCTGTACGTCATTCCAGTTGATGTTCTTCATCTGTTACTCTCCTTTGTTATCCGGCTGAACCGGGATGTTGTAATACTCACGGATGGTCTTGTCTACGGTGGCGAGGTCGTTCTCGATCAGCGCATCGTTGAACATCCCAAGGGGGGTTTTCACGGTGTCCATCCCATCATTGCGAGTGCTGAACAGGTATCGCCCATCCTGCACAACGGTTTTCAGAACGATGGTAAAGTACCCTTCCACGCAGACCTTTTCGTCCAGTAGCTTGCCGATGGTTTTAAACTTCTCGCCACCGTCTCCGTCACGCTCGCTGTGACCGAAAAAGTAGACCACAACATCGTCCGGCAGTTCCTTTGCCCGCATCAGCAGAGCGTTGAAGTTGGCTGCCATGTCGGTAAACTTCTGGTATCCAGCGACCTTTGCGTTCCGCATGAACTCGCCAGTCATAAGGTAGGTGGCATCGTCAATGACGATGGACTTACGCTTGGTGCTGTGGATTGCGGCATCAATCTTGCCGTAGTCGTTGGTGATATAGGTTTTCATGTTGCTTCGGAACGGTAGCGGTTTGCCGAGGACGTTGATAACCGCAATCTGTTCCGGGTCAAAGTTCCGAAGTGAAGCGGACTTGCCGCTGCCGGAGTGACCGTAGACCATTACTAATACTGCCATTTTTCTTTCCTTTCTTCGGCTTCATTAGGCATCATTGTTCTTACTTTGGCTTAATTTGGCTGTACAAAATCAATCTCCCCAGCACACGGAACCCGCTTCATCTGGACGCTGCCATTCAGGTTCTTCGTCCGCTCCGGGTGCGAAGTAATAGTCATCGGGCGGCTCAACCACGCCACCGAACCGATCAAAACAGCCGGAGCAATCGTACATTTCGTTCATTCTGCATTCCTCCATTTGTTGGTATGATGTGTTGCACGGCTGATTTTCTTGCTTTTACGGTCGTCATATTCATTTTCCGCAGTAACACCAAGCGCGCACATGACAAGTGCTACAGCCAAAAGCGAAACCGAGAGAAAAGTGTAAAACAGCCCAGCTCCAAGCGTTGTTGCGTTTTCAATTGAGTTTCCGCAACTAACAGACCAGATCGAGAACAAAATCCCAACTGTAACTAATATCGTCCCTTTTGCGCTTTTCATTTTTCCACCTTTTTCAACACGACATCGAAGTAGTCCGGGTTTGAGCCATCGACGATTGCGTATGCGTTCAGAACATCGCATATCTTCAAAAGTGTCCCCGTTCTGATTCCTTCTTTGTGCCTGGCTCTTCTTCTCCCGAGAATGCTATCCAGTGTCGGCCTCGACACTGTGCTTTTTCGACAAAGCTCATTCACACGAATGCCGCGTTCTTTCATGGCATCTTCGAGCGTCATTTTTTCTCACCCTTGTGCCCGAATACCCAAGCCGATGCGGCGATGGCTGCGGCTGCAATAGTGTATTTCGCAGCTTCAATGCCAACCATAACACCGATCTCGTTCATCAGCCACATATTCACAAGGAGGAATGCCAGGACGATTGCCAACGTCCCGGCCCAAATCAAGATGAGTTCAACCAACGTCTTCATACTTAGCCCTCCCGTCCGCCAACGGCGCATTCTGCAACTGTGTATTCGATTTTCTTACGCAGCATTACACAAACCATGCGGATTTCTTTCAGCTTCAATCCGGAACTAATGGCCATGCCATACATATCATTTACGAGCTCGTAGGCTTTGGGGGACAGGTCATCCCGTGCAAGCTTTTGCTTGTATCTTTTGTTTTTGTACATTTCTTGTAGTCCTTTCTTTGGATATGTTCTAGGCGGTCAGCTTCTCGGCTTTGCCATCGAATCTCCCGCTTTCCATAATATTTGCCGTTCATCTTTACCACCTATCAATCGTTCCAAGCTGTAGCCCAAGCACTACCTTGCCGTATGTTGTGCCAAGCTCCTTTGCCTTTGCTTTGATTTCCTCGATGGTATAGTCCTTATTCTTCGGCTTTGCCTTTTTCCGCTCCGGCTTCTTGTATTGGCCGCTTTTACCGCTTTTTCGATACTTCTCGCGCAGCTTTTTTTGTGAGGCCGCGTAAGCTGCTTTCGAGCACTCTGCGTGATATTTCTGGCAAACATTTCTCCGCACAAGTGGTTTACCGCACCAAGCACAAGGAACCGGCTTTGCGGTTTCTTTGCGCTTGGCCTCAGTTCGTTTTCGGTTACGTTCTCTGCCTCGCTCCAAATTTGTAATGCTGTAGCAGTTAAGGCAGTATTTTCGATTTGCGGCTACCATTCCAAGAAGAGCTCCACAGCGCTCACAGTATTTAATCTCCACACCGCTCTCCTGCTTTCTTCTTGGCTTCCCGGTTATGCCGTTCAAAGCACTGGTTCAGCATCTTTTCCATCCACAGTACCTTGTTGGCTTCGTTCCGTGACACGCCCGCTGCCATCGCCAGCTTTAGCCTCCGCTTGCGACTTGGCGCTTTGTAAAAGTTCATCGCCAGCACTCACCGACCTTTTTGACAATAAAAGCGGGCACATCCCTGCTAGTAGCCCGGCACAGGCAGACACACTTGGAAACCCAAGTATCAAAATAGGCAGAAAGGATACAGCACGTTGCATTTCGTTTAAAGCTTTCATCGCCCGGGCTTTTAAGCCAAACGGAAACCGCCTTGTAGTAGTACGCTTCCGTGACTCCGCACCATTCAATGCTATACCCATCCAAGCACAACTGTTCCATAATCTTCATCGCCAGATGCTTCGCTTCGGCGATCTCCTCTTCTGTCCATTTGAGCTTGTCCGCTTCGTACATCTTTACCAGTTCGTCAATGGTATGCCGAGCTTCATCCGGGTTCTCAAGGTCAACTTTCAAATCCAAATGCTGTTTCATCTGATCGCCCCCTTGATGCTGGATTCCATTCCGGCAGCCATTTTTATTTGCTCGTGTTTTGTCTGGTCTGCATCAAACGCCTTGTCAATAGCGTCCATGACAGGCTTTAGACGCTCCAGCGTGTTGTACTTCTGCTTGAAGCTCTGTGCGTCCCGGAAAGCATCTGCCATCATCTGGCTGTGTAAGTCTGGGTGTTCCAGAACCTCTTTCATCGGCATATAAGACCGAACAGGCGGTTCATCCGGCGCAACTACCGTGACGTTGACGTAAGCTCTGACAAGCTCTTGTGTATCCTCGCTAGTGATACGGATTGCACCAATCATGTGCCGTGCCTGACCCTGACGGTACTTCTCGGCGGCAACTTCGTCTCTCCACTCGAAGTCGTCATGCAAAACCGATTCCTTCGGTCTTGCATAATCGACAACCAGCTCCGGCGTGAGCTTGCCGCTGTTCTGCCGGATTTCTTCAAACGCACCAGCAGCTTCATCGGCAGTTGCCTTGTAGCAGCACTTGTCGCTCTTCCACTGATAACCAGTTTTAATGTTCATTTTTGCTCCTTTCTGAATTTTTGGCTCCATGCCAGCCGCTACATACCAAGCTACACCCGAACGCATCTCGCCTGAACACACCTATCCAGCCCATCCACACCATTACTTGCCGTCCGCGACCAACCTCGCCAGCCTTGCCGCGTCTTAACGCTCCGCACATCAACTCAACATAACGCACCAAAACTTAACGCACCTCGCCTCGCCAGCCACTCCACACGGCGCCCTGTCTTGCCAATCCGTGCCACATCCCGCCTTAACAGCCTAACCTCGCCGGAACCCAACATAGACCGCCTAGCCTAGCCAGCCTTAACGAACCTATCACTGGCATTCCTAAACAAGCCGAACCCCGACTGCCTAACCAGTCCTTTCCCCGACCTGCCACAACTTACCTTGCCAGCCGTTCCCATTTCAAGAAGCGTTATTCGCTCAGTTCAACATGGAATGCGCCCCAGCTTCCGCCCTTTTCGATGCGCCACTCGCCAAGACCGCACTGGTCACCGCCAGCGTTCAGCATATTCACGATGTCAGACAGGCTAAAGTTGCCGTTCTCGTTGAAGGAGATGGTAACATCCATGTACCAGTTGGCGAACTCAGGACGATAGCGCAGGTCTGCGGTTCCCATGCCGATACGAACAGAATCCTCACGACCTACGAACTTCGGCTCGCCTTCCGGCTTGAAAGACTTGATTTCGATGAACTCAGAACCGTTGTCGCCGAAAATCATAAATGCGCCACGAGCGGAAACCTTATCCTTTGTCCAGCCCAGACGGAATGCAGCGGAAACGGCAGCAGCCTTAACAGCGCAAGCGGGGAAACCGAACTGCTCAGATGCTGCGTACTTGTCCAGCAGTTCTTCCGTCCAGTCAGCGTATGCAACGTCCGGCTTGCCGTTCATCCAGTACAGTGCTTCGGCGATTTCTCCGTAGACGTTCTTGGCCTGCTTCTTATCCTTCTTGAGCTTCGTGCCCTGCTGAGATGCAAGCAGCTCCTTCTTCGCCTTCTCGCTCCATGCGTGGACAATCAGCGGAGAATCGCCGATAATGCGGATTTTTGCGGTTTTCTTAACAATGGGCTTGATGCAGACAACGGTAGCTTCTTTCTTAGTCATTTTAGTTCTCTCTTTCTTTTTTGCTTGCTTGCTCAAATGCGTTTGCAGTCACATCTGAGGTTCCTTTTCGGTATTCTGCTCAATTTCAAGAATCCTGCAGATGCTCTGGATAATCTTCTCCGGCTTTCGCTCGCCACGAAGAATCTTGTAGAGGTACGAATCATCAAGGAACAATCCAGTATCGCTTTGAACCGCCTGAATCAGCTCCGTTTGCTTCATACCTCGCTGCAACAGCTTCATCTTCACTTCCAGCTCAAAGCCAGAACGGAAGTTTTCTTTCAAAATTCCACCTCCATTTGCTAAAATCTATTGACAAGTACGGAAAGCTGTACTAATATAAGGGTGTAGAGAGTTTATATTGTACAGCGTTCTGTACTGCCTATGTCTGTATTATAGTACAGACATCTGTACAAGTCAACTTTTTTGTACAAAATTCTGTGCATTTGTATACTTGCACAAATATGGGAGCATTCTTATGTCGGACTTGTACAGCAACATCCATGCACTCTGCGAAAAAGAGGGCATCAAAGACGGAACTCTTTGCAGCAAAATTGGGATTCGCCGCAGTTTTCTTTCTGAATTGAAAGCCGGAAGAACCAAAAGCCTGTCCACAGAGGTTCTTTCTAAGATTGCAGCTTATTTCAACGTATCGGTCGACTACCTTCTTACTGGCAACCAAAAAGAAAACCCGCTCCAGCAGCCGCAAAGTGAAGTCGATGCAGCAGTGGAGCGGATTAGAAGAAAACTTGAATCTATGCCGAAGGAACAGCGTGAAGCGCTGATGAACCTGATCGAAAAGATGTAACGTTCATGCCCGGTAAAATAAAAGAATCCCTTGTGCCGGGCTGGTATAGCTCTGCGCAAGGGATTTTCTGTTATTCCAGGTCTAGCGCTTGTTCTGCTGCCGGAATCTTTTCAGGGTGTTCCAGCAGCCATGCAATAAATCGGTCAATCTTGGCTCTTTCCTGTTCACTCATTGTGGCATATCCTCCCGATCGGTAAGTGCAGATGTTCATTTGATACGATTATACACCTTCTAGTTGTCAAGTCAATGTATTTTGAACAACTTCGTAAAAATCGAACATTTTCTTCACATCCATTACTTCACATCGGGGAAGCCGCGAGTGTTCAAATCAAAAGGGGCAGCGCCTATCCATCTTTCCTCCAATCACAGCTCTACGAGCTGTCCGTCAATGCGTTCGATGTTGTCTGCCGGGTCGCGTCCATCGTCTAAGGCGGCTACGGCACGTTCCAGAACGTTTTTTGCTTCTTCATAAGCAAACTTATCTGCATTGTTGTTTGCAAGGTTGTAGACCAGTTTTAAAGCGGTCTGGCGGGCATAGGGAATGAGCATGGTGTCAATCTGGTTCATACACTAACCCTCCCACGGTTTCGGCGTTTTGTTTTCGTTCGGTTCAGATGCGGGCATTCCGTCGATGATAATCATATTGTTACTTCCTGTTTTGATTGTTTTTTCGATGGTACAGTTATAACACAGGCTGCTGTTGGTTCTCCATAGCAGCTTTTTCCATTTTTTGGCTTGTCGAATCCAGCAGTTTTGCCGGATTTTGTTGAAAGGGTGAGAATTTATGGACGAATATTTGGTAAGAACAGCCAAAGCATTAGAGATAGCTCGAATGCGTTCCGGCTTGAGCCAGCAGAAGTTGGCGGCACGAATGGGCGTAAATCGTGGCACGGTCGCCAACTGGGAGCAAGGTCTGGCAGCCATCTCCCTTCCGATGGCTATGCGCTGGTTCACCTGCTGCGGCGTATCGGCGGCTCGATACATAGACGCTTGCATTCATCCGGGGCTCCTTGAGCACCTTGAGGATGACCTTTCCGATATGAGAAAACGTCAGATTCTCATAGATGCTATGATGGAGTGCTCCTCCTATGAGATAGATGCCTTGCTGTACATCCGGTACGGAGATCACGGTTCAGACCATATCGGCGTGCTGACGGAGATTCTGGCAAACCTCCACACGCCGTTGAAGGACAGGGTCGCTGTTTGCCGGATGGTGTCTGGTAGCTATGAGATGGCGCAGGCTACTGGAACAGATCCAGACCCGAACGGAACCGCCCCAAAGATGGAGATTCTATATCAGGCACAAGATGCTGGAACGGAAGCTGCCATGAAGTCCAACGATTCCTATACCGTGAATCCAAATAATATAAGCGGCTGATTGTCGAATTATCGAAGTTTTTACGGTATATAGGGGGACGTGCTCCACTTTATGTACACAATAGGCCTGTTATAAATATGGCTTTGGGTTGTCATTTTGTCCCCCATAGGCTCGTAAATGGCAGATTTTCAAGGATGTAATTAACGAGTTTGCGTGAAATTTTCGTTCATCAGAGCGTGACTTGTCAATTCGTCCCCTATTGGTGTGATTGCACTCCATTTTCTGTACACGATAGAACCGTCAGGTAGATTATAGGGCTTGATGGACGTTTCTTATTCAGCAAAAGAAGTTGTCGTTTTCCACAATCTTCCCATTAAAGAGAAGAAATTGTTGAAAATGTATCGTCGTCACTATTTGATGATGATTATTTATCTCTTGTTTATTTCTTGTTTATATATATAGTAAGAACGTGTACAAAAAGTGGAGCATTGTGTACATAAAGTGGAGCATTGTGTACATAAAGTGGAGTGTATCGTGTACAAAAAGTGGAGTATCGTGTACAGAATGTGGAAGTCGATTGTTGAAAAATAATTGTGTACAAAATCATTGACGTGTACACGATACAATGATATAATAGGGTGGAAGAAATGAGGTGATGCAATGCCAGAATTGACAGGGAACAACCTTGTCGAAAAGAGCAAGGCATTGGTTTGGGCGAAGTTTACGGACTACACAGCAGGCGAGCTTCGGCTGCTTGAGGTCTATCTGAGCCGTATCAATCCGAGAGACCCCGAAAGCTCTAACGTGTCGTTTACGCTGGCTGAATATTGCAAGCTGCTGGATTTGAAGCTAAATTCAAAGAACTTGAAGTCGCAGGTTAAGCACTTTTTGGGCAACGTGGTTTCAGTACCGCTGAATGCAGATGGAACAGAATATGTGATGTATCCGCTGTTCACAAAGGCAGAGGTCAAGTTCAATCGAGAATCCTTGTCCTATGACGTTTCAATCAACTGTAATCCTGACTTGCGGCCTGTGTTTTTCGACATTGCAAGAAGCGGCTACGTCAAATACCGTCTGCGCTATACGATTGGGATGAAGCAGCAAGCATCTATTCTGATGTACAGCATGATTCGGGATTGGATGAATCGCTCTCTAACATCGAACAAGATTGGTTTGAAGCAGCTGCGTGACCACTTGGGGGCAAACGATGCAAGTTATGACGACTTCCGGGCTTTACGCCGCAGAGTTCTTGAACCAGCAGTGGAAGAGATCAGCAATGTTTCAGACATTGTCGTTGACTTTGAGAAGATTTGCACAGGGCGAAAGGTCGTAGCGGTCGAGTTTCGATTCGGGTACAAATCCAAGCAGCCCGTCATAGATGCCGATTCTAGCGAGGTTGATTGTGAAGCGGATAATTCCAAGCCGGAAATCAAAAAAGCCACAAGAAAGCCCCGCACAAGCGGATACGAAGGGTACGACTGGTCTGTGTGCGATGCTCTATCCGTTCAAGAGTGCATCGCGGTTGCAAAGGTTGTCGAGGTAAAGATGATGGAAGAACACCCATCTATCAAGCTGCCGAAGCGGAGAGATGCGGTCTATGATATCGTAAAGGCTGCGTGTGCGGATATTCTTTCAATCAACCGTGACCCTTGGCCTGACCATCCGAAGCGGTATCTGATTGGTAGCTTGAAGAAAGACGGCGCGATTGAAGAGTATCTTCCGGCATTTTATGAGATTGACGCACTGCAAAATTAATCAGACATAGAAAATAAAAGAAAGAGTGATAAAATGGCAAAAATCATAGCTGTCGCTAATCAGAAGGGCGGCACAGGAAAGACTACCACAAGCACCTGTCTGGCCGGTGCGTTGCAGTTGCTTGGCAAGAAAGTCCTGCTGGTGGACTGCGATGCCCAGTGTAATGCAACGGACACCTACGGTGCACAGACAGAGAACGTATGCACCCTGTTTGACGTGATGACCCGGCAAGGCACGGTCGAAGAAGGAATCCAGCACTGCGAAGCTGGTGACATTCTGCCGTCTGACAGCGCATTGAAGGACATTGACGAGCAGCTTGTCCGGGACATGGGCAAGAATTTCCGACTGCGAGAGGCCCTTGAGAGCGTGTCTAGTCAGTATGATTACATTGTGCTGGACACTCCCCCGCAGCTCGGTCTTGCGCTTGTGAACGCGCTGATCGCCGCCAACAGCATCATCGTGCCCATCACAGCAGACCGATACGCACTGGCTGGTCTGAGCCAGCTTTCTCAGACTATCGGCGATGTTCGCAGATACTTCAATCCGACTTTGAAGATTGAAGGTCTGCTTCTGAACCAGTACAAAAGCAGGGAGAACCTGTCCAAAGAGGTCGTGGAGCAGCTTCCTGTGATTGCACAGAACATGGGCACAACCCTGCTGGATGTGAAGATTAGACCGTCTATGGGCGTTCGTAAGGCGCAGGCAGAACGGCACAGCCTGTTTAGCGGTGACACGGCGAAGAGCACCAGTGCAGAGGACTTTAAGGCGTTGGCGCAGATGATTGCGGAGGGAAAATAAAAATGGCTAAAAAGAAAACTGAAAATGTTGTGCGTCCAATTGCACATTGGGAACAAGCAAATTACAGCTATATGGACTTAGACAACGGCGGCGTACGAGTAAAAGTGGACGGTATTGGTTGCTCAAACTGCATGGCGAAGTTTAGGAAAAATTTTATGTGGGCAATCAATTTCTGCCCTAATTGTGGAGCGCGAATGGGGGCTGTAGAAGAATGAAATCAACCAGCAAAAAATCCTCAGGCTTGCTTGGCGGGTTTGATTTTCAGCCTATTTTTTCGGAGCAGACATTAAGCCGAAGCGTGCCAAAGGAAGAAGAAGTAAGCCAAGCAAAGCCGAACGAAGCCGAGCAAGCACAGATTAAGCCTAGTGAAGCCACAGACAGCCATGCACAGCCTGATGAAGAACAGTTAATCAGTATTAAGCCAAAGCAAGCCAAAGACAGCGAAACACAGCCAAATAATGCCGTGGTAAGCGAAAGTAAGCCGAAGAAGCTGAAACAGGCGAGGGAAGTTCAACGTCTTATCGAACAGGGCGATGTTCCCGGCGCACTTGCCGAAGCTGGCTTGACAAGGAAAAAAATCCCGATGCCGGAATCGCATCAGGGCGTTGCAAGCGGCGATGGCAAGCGTTCAAAGCGCATTACCATCCTTATGAGCGAGGAAGAGCGCAAGTACATCAACCGTGAAGCTAGACGGCATGGGATGACGATTGGACAGTTCGTGTACGCTCTGGCGGTTGCAGCGGCAGAGGGAAAGATTGAGTTGGAGGATTTCTTGGAGGATTGAGGTATGTCGTGAAACACGATATACCTGTAACCTGTATCTTCCGGTATTAGGTGTTGACTTTTAAGCACACAAATAGTATACTTAATGTGCGCTCAAAAGTGGAGGTGAACGCATGAGTGCAAAAATGGGAAGACCAAAGCTGGAAAACCCGAACAGTGTTCGCACAAGCGTCCGTTTGGACGTGAATACTGACAAACAGCTTTCGGATTATTGCGAAAAAAACGGCATTTCTAAGGGAGAAGCCGTTCGTGAAGCTGTCCAGCAATGGCTTGAACATCAAAAATAAAAAATCCCCTAAACTGTTCGTAACTTGGCGGTCACCGGCAGTTTAAGGAATTACACTCCATGCGATTATGGGTGATAAATCCATTATATCATCTTCATAGTTGCATTACAAGCAAGATTTTTGTGGTAAAGCCAATGAACATTCCAGCAACGAAAGAAGAGATTCTCGAAAATTTCAAGCAAAATAGCAACGGCCGTCCGCTCAACAAGGATGATTATGAGATTGCGGAAGCGTTATCTCGAATCACTTACAAGGCGTATGAGGTCGGAATGGAAGATGCTAAACAGTTGTATATGGAGGATATGATGGATAACAAGAGATGTAACGCACTTCACGTTTTTAAGAACAAGACCTTTGGTCAGCTCCGCACGATTGAAGAAGATGGTAAAATTCTTTTCTGTGCTTCTGACGTGGCAAAGGCACTTGGCTATACCAATGCACCGGATGCAGTAAAACGCCATTGTCGGTATACTGTAAAACGCAGTACACCTCACCCGCAAGCAAAAGATAAGATGATTGAAGTAACTTTCATCCCAGAGGGCGATGTTTACCGTCTTATCACCCACAGCAAGTTGCCCGGCGCAGAGAAGTTCGAGAGTTGGGTTTTCGATGATGTTCTTCCGTCTCTCCGCAAGAATGGCTATTACAGCCTTGCCCCGCAGGAGAACAAGCCCGACACGCAGGACGATGCAATCTTGCAAGTGCTGATGAAGAACACGGAAGTCCTACAAGCCATCGTTCAGCAAAACCAGCAGATTATGATTGCTCTTACCAACCTGTCTGTCAACGATGCAAAGCACACGATGGAGATTCAACCTTACACTTCCCATCAGGGGCAGAAGGGTGACGGCAAACGTAGCAAGCGAATCACAATTCTTATGAGCGACAGCGAGCGGACGTTCGTTACGAGAGAAGCACGCAAGCACGGATTCACGGCAGGGGAGTACATCTACAACCTGTCCGTTGCAGCATCGAAAGACCAGATTGACTTAGGATAACTCCGAAAAAAGCTAGAGGATAGAACAGGCAGATATCGCCCATCGTTAGGAGATGTGGGAATTGTCGCCCCACCTAGCTTTTTCAATAGTAAACCCCTGTGCGGTCATTACGACTACACAGGGGTTTTCGCTTTACTTATCAGCAATGCAATCCCAGTAGAGATATGCCTTGCCATCTGCGGCATCCGCGTCCTCAAGGAACGCCTTTGCCATGTCAGCGTAGAAGCCCGGAGTGTCAACGGACTGGCGTTTTGCGACCTGACAATAATCCGAGTACATCATGTTCATGACAGCCCAGAAATCGTTCGGGTCACAGTTGATATTGCGCTGTTTCGCAACGTCCTGCGTCTGTTCCAGCGTCCAGTGACAGCCCTTTGTGCCGTCAGCGTTCACCATGCTGTCGCACCATTCCTCTGCTTCGTCGTGGGTGAGGTGCTGGCGCGGCATCTTGATCGAGCGGCTGTCCGCACCGCCACGTTCGTACTGTCCAGACCGCTTGTCCCAGTCTCCGTTCTGCGAGAAGCCGATTTGCGGCATCTTGCGCCCATACTCTACGTCAGGGTAGCGGGGGATAGGGTAAGGGTCGATGTAGCGGTTTTCCTCCTGCGGATAGTAGGGATAGCGGTCGTTGCCGCCTTCCAGCTTGCGCAGACGGCGTTCCATCTCACGCTCCCTGCGGTCACGCTCTTCCTCAAGGCGGTCACGCTCCGGCTCACGGTCTTTGTCGTGGTCGCGGAGCATCATCATGCGGCGAAAATTGTTCTTGCCCATAATCTATACCTCCTTAAGAAATGGACGCGGGCGCATCAGCGTGGGAACGGCAGAAGCAGCCAAAATACTTGAACGTGCCTGTGCCAGTGGCAGACGTTGCAACGCGGGTAGCGTAGCGGGTGCGAGTGTGGATGCTTTCAGCGGTTGCCTGAGCGCAGTTGCAGTCGGTCAGAGGGTATGCGGTCGTTCCTGCACCGATGGTAATGACCACAGGAGCGTTGATGGTGGTCGTGTCCGGGATGCTCTGGGCAACTACGATGCAATACTTCTCTCCGTTCTGGTATGCGCCAGCAGGGATGTTGATGGTCAGCGTGTCATTGGCGAACGTCACCGCATCCGAGATGACGAGGTGCGGGCACAGACGGCAGCTTGTTTTGCAAGCCATAATGTTTTCCTCCTAAAAAATCAGGGGCAGAGGTGTCTTACCCCTGCCCCGATGGTTCACCCGGTGTTATCGGGGAGTGTGTGGGTTAGCAGCAACCGCAGCAGTTCACGCCCAAGTTGGGGTTCGCCACCTGATAAGCGGGAATCGGGCGAGGATTCACACGGTTCAGGATGGTGTCAGTCTGGGCGCTCATCGCGGAGGTCAGAAGCGCATTCTGCCGATCCTGAGAAGCCGCGAACTTCAAGTTCTGGTTCTCAGCGGTCAGAGTGGCAATCTTGTCCTGCGTGAAGTAGTCCATCATGCTGCGGAAGTTGGCGTTGCAGTTGTCCACGATGGCGCGGGCGTTGTCTGCGATAGCCTGACGGGTAGCGCAGTCCTCCGTTGCGATGGTGTACTTCAAGTCGCCGATCAGCTGCTTGTTCTCGCAGCAGCAAGATGCCAGCTGCGTGGCAAGTGCGGTCTGACCAGCCTGCCGAGCGTTGCCCTCCTGCATGATGGCAAGGCTGATGGCGTTGTCGCCGTTGGACACGCTGCGTTCCAGACCGTTCACGAGCTGTGCGTTCTGGTAGCCAAGCTGACAGATGGCGCTGTTCACGCCTGCAAAGCCGTTCGAGATGTTGGTGTTGACGCCGTTCATCTGTGCCAGCTGGTCATAGCCCAGAGAGCAGATACCGCTCTGGATGCCCGCCAGAGAACGGGAGGTATCCTGCTGGTAGAAGCCCTCAGACAGAGCCGCGCGAGTGTCGTTACCGCCCTGACTGGTTGCGCCAGTGCCGACCAGATAGGGGATGTAGGCGTTCATGCCGTTGTCGCCGCCGTTCCGGCCATAGCCGTTCGTGCCCCAGCCGAAGATGATGGCGAGGATGATAACCGCCCACAGACCTTCGTTGCCGAAGAATCCGCCGTTGTTATTGCCGCCGTCCTGCCCAGCCAGATAGCCAGTTGCAAAGTCGTCCATTTAAGACATCGATTGTTTTTGTACCGTCTTTGTCAGTGATGCTGACACGATGGCCATTTTCGATGTCAGTTACAGTCACAACTGGGGATTTACCGTCATTGCCGGGCTCGCCTTTGAAGTCACCGCTTGCAATGCCGTCCTTCAGCTCCTGCAGACTGTCAGCGGCTTCCTGAGCGCTCTGGTTGGCACTGCCCGCACTTGTGGCGGCTTCACTGGCCGCCGTCTGTGCATCGGTCTTAGCCTGCTCTGCGGCGGTGGCATCGGTGTGCACGGCATCTACCAGCTGCTGCCATGCAGGAGTGCCCGGTTCCGGCTCTGTGCCGTCCTCTGTGCCGGAGTTGGCGCTGACACGATACCGCAGATCTGCGCTGGTGACGGTCTTTGTGCCGTCGCTGCCTTCAAAGGTGATGCACCCGCTCCCGGGCTGTGCGGTCACGCTGGCGGGCACGTCCACATAGCCGTCCACCACCAGCGAGGATGCCGGGTCTTTGCCGTCCGGGACGTGCCAGAAGCAGCGGATAGCCAGCCCTTCCCACTCGCCGGTGGCAGTGACGGTAAGGCGGTACACGCCCCTGTTCTTGGTGTAGCCAAAGCGCACCAGCTGCTCATAGCCGGGCAACTTTGCCGTGCCGTTGGATGCGAGAGATACGCTTTGCTCGATCATAAATTACTCCTTGTTGATGGTAGGCTTCTTTTCTGCCAGTGCCTTTTTCATCATGCTGACGGCCTTTTCAATCACGCTGTCCAGCACTTCATCGGTGATGAAAGGCTTCAGCCAGTCCGGCAGTGCGCCGCGCAGCGCAGCAAAGACCTGCGCCTTTTTCTTCGCGCCCTGACCGCTACCCATGATGCTGTCCTCAGCGATGGTCACGAGCTCCAGTGCCCAGCGCTTGACGTACTGCTTGTAACCCAGCCGGATAGCGCCAACAGCCAGCGCGGCAAAGCCGATGAACATCAGTACCAGTGCGATGGGTGCGGGGATAAAGTTAAACATTGCTTCCATGATTTGTTACTCCTTTCAGTAGGTAGTTGTTGATATCGGATTTGCTTTTTTGCATACCTTCGCGGTTGTTGCCGGACAGCTGCGAATCCAAAAGATTTTGCACGCCAACAAGGACGAGACGCATCTCTTCATCGAGGCCGTCAAAGCGGCGCAGGTCTCTTGCAAGGGCCTGTGCGTGCTGAAGCTGTCCCTGTTCCAGCACGCCAAGTCTTTTTTCGAGCGTATCCATTCGCTTGTTCTGCGCATCGTCTGGGGCCTGTGCATTTTTGACGTACTTGTGGATGATGTCCAACACCTTGTCGATGGTGATGACCGCAGCGCACAGGCTGCCCAGAATGCCCAGCACCCACAGTAAAGCTTCTTTTTCGGTCATTTACCCTCCCGGAGACGGGTCAGACCCTTCTTGCTGATGATACCCGCATAGTCCTTGTATGCGTGGGACATGTCAACGTTAGTGGCCACACCGGGTACACGCGCCGTGCTGGTGTACTGCCACATGCCAAAGGGCCAGCTGGGAGCGGGCTTCTTCGTGCGGTAAGCAGCCAGCCACACGTCGTATGGCTTCAGGGCCGCGCCGCCCATGTAGAGGAAGGTGCTGCCGAACCACAGGCCGGTGTAGAGCAGAGCGTACATGCCCCAGCTTTCCACCGTGCTCAGCATGTAAGCTGTCAGGTCGGTCAGCGCGGCCTTGCCAAGCGGCTGCTGCACCTCGTCCTCGATGTCCACGGCCACCGGCAGCTCAAAGCTCCGGCCGGTGAGCAGCTTCTTGAAGTAGGCCAGCTCTTTGTCGGCCTGCTCCCGGTTGACTGCCTTGAAATAGCCATACACGCCGCAGGGGATGCCCAGCCGCTTGCACTCGGAATAGTTGCGAGCAAACTGCGGGTCGGTGTAGGGCGCACTGGGCCTGCCCGCTGCGCTGTTGCCCATGGCGCGAATCATCACGCCGTCCACTTTTCCGCTCGCCTTGACCTTGTCCCAGTTGATCGTACCCTGATGCCGGGACACGTCCATAATTTCAGCCATAGCGTCCTCCTTACTGCGTGATTTCCTCAAAGCCGCTCTTGATAAGAATCGCCTTCACCTTCTCCTTCAGCAGGCGAGGGCAACGCTCATACAGCGCCTTTGCATCCTCCATAGTCTCAGCAGACATGATTTCCTGTGCCCACAACATTGCCATCATAAATACCATCCTTTCGATTTTTTGTGTGATTTTATGCATAAACAATCTCGCTCATTTCAAGCAAGCACTGTTTCAACATCTCGTTTTCTTTTTGCAGTGCCGCCACCGTGTCCGGCAGCTTCTCCCGGGCTTCGGCCTTTTTGCGTTCTTCCTCCTGCGCAGCCAGCTCTTCGGCGGTGTAGCGGATGTACTTCTGGATGGGCACCTGTTCCACCCATTCCTCCTGCGCCTGAACGCCGGGACGGTCGATGATTTTCTGCACGTCCTTGCCACCGTTCGGATACTCGGTCACTGTCTCCCAGTGCCACTGCTCTTCCACGCCCTCTACGGCGGGGTGGGTGATCTCTTCAGTGCTGGTGGTCAGATACCCAAGCGTCAGGTCCGGGTTTTCCACGACCGCACCGTTCTCGTCAATGATCTTCATGGTTCAAAACCTCCTTTCTCATGCCACGCGCCGCCAGATGTGCACATAGTAGGCGGCGGGCTGCACGGTATAGCTGCGACCGTAGATAGGATTCGAGTGAGAAGCATCGAAAGAAATATCATATGCCGACCCTTCATATCCAGCAAATCCACAATAAGGAGAGCTAACCTCTGTAACTGCAAAAGCACCTATTGACGATATGGCGTTTTTATTACCGCGAAATGGTGATGTTTTACCGTTATTTGAGGTTTCGATTAAGCTGCCTGTGATGTTGGGCAGACCGGCCTCCACGGTTGTGCCCGCTGCGTGGGCATAGCTTGCACCCATCAGCACCCGGTTTTGCGCAATCTCCTGCCATGTACCGCCGAACAGTGCGGCGGGACTGGTGCTACTGACTGTTTGAAAAATACTGCCCACGGGGTAAGGGTCCGGGGCAGTACCGCCTGCCAGATGCAGCGTGCCGTCCGCATCTGCCGTGAAGTCGTCACTCAGCTTGACACCGCCCAGCACGGTTGCGGTGGCAATAGGGAGCTTGATGCCTTTCAGCGCATCGCCAACAGCCTTTGCGTCAGCCGGAGCGCCCTCGACGCTTAGCGTCTTATCGGTGCTCACGATGGCCGCAGCCCTGTCCGCTTCAGCTTTGGCAGAAGCGGCAGAGCTTCCCGCGTTCGTTGCGTCTACGGATGCTGACTGTGCACTTTGGGCCGCGCTGGTGGCAGCAGAATTTGCGCTAGATGCAGCCGAAACGGCTTCTTCTTTTGCGTTAATCGCTCCCGCAACAGTACTCAGTTCGTTTAAGGTGGCCGCATTGATTGGCGTTCCTTCTTTTGTTGGCTCGTCATTTCGGATAAGAGTGACAATTTCGGATGTTCCATCCGACTTTACCATTGTCCATCGACCCGGATATTTCGCCACACGGTCTTCAAAAACCATATTGTCCATCTCCTGTCATGTATTCACCGGAAAACGTAACGTATGTTTTAGCAAGCGTTTCAATGTCGAACAAAATTTGCTCAATTTGATTCATCGTTGAAAAATCGAGTTTGTTCATGCTTTCTGGCGTACCTGCAATAGCAGATGGGCCAGAGCATTTAGCACGAATGGAATTGATGTTGGAAAGCCAACGTGTTGCATCGGAGACTTTCATATATCCATCGACTGTCCAATCAGTCCGAACAGAAACAGACGCGCCAACAATGGAGCCAAGCTCTTGAATGCCGGATTCTATGCGGTTAAAATCCGTATAGCTTAAAGCGCCCTTCATTCCGGCAAGCCATTCCGATTGTTCGGCTTTTGTCCACGTGCCTGTTCTTGCCTTTGCGGTAATTTCTTTCACGCGGTCAACATCTGATTGCGTGCGGTCTGTAATCCAACGAGCCATAAATTATTCTTCCTCAACTCTGTTTTGATACCCAATAGGCAAATTACTCGGAACGGTAAACATGTAATGATAGCACTTACGGCCCTCGTTGCCAGAACCGATACAATCATAAAAAAATAATTCTTCTTTGTCACTAGAATTGCCAAGATGTGCTTTGTCCCAATACCCTGAAACAACAATAGAACGATAATAGATATCCCCAACAGAAGGATTCATGCCAAAATATTCAAGATGTGTAACGGGAGTTCTCGTCCACTGCTGATACGGGCTGTAATCGTCTCCGAGGGTAAAAAAAGGATTTCTCAAAAGTTCTTTTGCTGTAGGGAGCGGGCTTCCTTCTACGTTGCATCCATAACCCCAAATTTCGTTAATAGAACTACTGTTATCAGGAAATCCGTAGTATATTTCTTTTGCGGAAGGTAAAAATATACTGCGAGATAGAGTAGACACAGCAGAAGGTACGTAATTGTTAGAATCATTTTTTGAACGCTGGGGTATAATAAAAAGTAGTTTTGCCGATTTTTTTCTGCATAAAATCAGAAAAAGAATTCTTTACGTTTCCGTTTAATAAGGCATCAATACTACTGGTCGAATACTCTGCGGGAGTTGTCATTTTACTATCCCACGCAACGTTTTCTGTTTTCGCATCTTTAAGAGCAAGAAGAGTTCTCCCTTTGCCATTTAATTCCGGTTCGTAATTATGTTTTGAGACAAGAAAAGCGGTATAAACGCCAGCGACGGAGATGTATACAGTATCGCCTTCTTTGAGGTTAGAAATCTCGTCCGCAATCGTAGTAGCGTTGCAAGAAGCAGAAAGGCTCGCAACTGTAGCTGTAATCGTTGCATTTCCGCTGTGTAAATACGTAACATTGCAGACGGATACGCCGCGTTCGTTCTTGATGACATTCAGCTCAACGATACCAGCGGGAGATGCATTCCAAACAATAACAGGGGAATCGGCAGATGCGGGGGTAAGCGTCGCAGTGAGCGTAATCGTGTCGGAAGGATGTAAGTAAATCTCAGAAGCGTCGATTTGTAACGAATCAACATCTTCAATCATATACCCGGTAACGGAGCCCTTGAAGCTGCCATTAAACGTGTAAGAAACGTCCGTGATCAACAAGTTAGAAGAATATCCAAATTGATGATTGAGCTTGACAAAATCAAGAGCGTCGTTGTGTGGGCTGGCACGATAAGACAGGGTGGCTTTTCGACGGTTAGAAAGTACTTTATAACTTTCAGTTAGAACATTCTTTGGCTGGGAGACGATGGAAGAAGAGATAAGTGCATTATTTACACTTTGCGTAACGCCATCGCCAGTAGCACCATTCGGATACAATGACGAAACTCCATTTAGAGAGTAAGAGATGTTTTTTAACTTATTAGAAAAAGTGATTTCCGGATACTGATAATCATTGATTTCAGTGATTTCATAAATGTCGGATTTGTTTTCAGGAAGGTACGGAACCCGGTCAATCCGAATCTCACCGTTTCTTGTCTGATACAAAGCCATACCGGCTGCGTTAGCAGAAAGCTGTAGCACATCAGCGTTTTTATACGAAGAATTTCCGTTGCTAAAATCAGCTGTATAATCCTTCAAAGATTCATTGATGTAATAGCTGATACCAGAAACATCAAGAAGTTCCAAAGCGTCATAACACATTTCGTATAAAGTTCCGCTTTTCCTTCCGGTGTATAGTGAATCGATTAAAAACGCCAAAGCATCTCGAGCTTCAAAGGAAGCGGTAATGCCATTAGAAGGAATACTCCAGCTAGAAAGGTAAAACTTACCTCCGTTAATCCATTCAGTCTGTCCGTCCAAGTCCATGCCATACTTTACAAAAACAGCTTGGCGTTCATACAGATACTTGTAGAGACCGTCAGGGTTGATAGGATTCCATTTTTGGTCGCTGTTATCAATGGAAAAAGAAATTGAATCCTTAGAAAGCTGGCCGGAAATTGGGTCGCGTTTTGATTTATGGGAATACGACAGAAGGTCTGTTTTGCTAAATCTCACACGCTGTCCAAATTCTACTTGCGAGATACGAGCTCTTCGGTTTGGAATACACCATTCAAGAATTTCAATAATAACCAAATCATAATTGGAAATCTCAAATTCAATTGAAGTTTCGGTGGAATCGTTGTTGTCAATTTGCTTTTCCAAGAGAAGAGCGGTTCCTTTGTAAGCGGAAACTTTAAATGATTTTGCCCATTCATTTAAAATTTCAGACCAAACGATTGTCAGACCCGGTATTTTTTCTTCGTGGTTTTTACTAAAAGAAAATGTGATGGTTGGATGATTGGAGCTTGATACGCATTCACCACTTACATAGCCGCATTCTTGATACGGTTCAGAATCCGGAACGATACCAAGACTTCCATCCAAAACCCAAAAATTAGTTTCAGCAGTCGCATAATTTCCGGAAACGGAAATGTCCAGATCAGTGATGGATGCCACGTTGCTAAACACGGTTTGCGAACCTGAACTTGCAATAGCGTCCGTTTGCGCTGCATCATCAGCTGCATGATAAGTAATCTGAATAAAAGTTTCGGGCACAAGCGTATTATTATATTGTGAAAGCCACTTATCGGACGGCTTTACAGACATATAAAATCACCACCTTTAGACCTCAACCAGGCTCAAAGAACAATCCGTCCAGCCCATCACATTTCCGGTGTTTGGGCCCCTTCGCCACATTCCGGCTGTTCGATCGGAAACATACATCTGACGTGTGGAATAAGAAGCTGTTGCTTGATTGTAAAATCGTACCGTGCAATAAAAGTTTGTAGTGAATGGGCCGATGACGGAAGCCCATTGTTTTGCGGTAAGGTATTTCCACTTAAGAGCCACTTTTGCAACATCGTGTCGAACCACAGAGCCAACAACCTTGCCTTGCACGTTTCGGCCAGAATCAACGATGGTTGAAGTCGTTGCGCTATAAGAGGAAGGCTCTGGCAAATCTACGCCGTTCACTGATACAAGAGCTTGCATAATTCACCGTTCCTTCCTTAATAGCTATACACTTCCGTCCCCATGATTTGCACGCCGCGGTCAGCCTGCTGCTTTTCAACCGAAGCGGTAATCTGCTTTCCGTCAATGAACAGCCTGACTTCCTTGCCGCCGGTAATTTCGTCACCATAGCGCTGGAAAATATCAAGAAACGCATCATAGCAACCATCATGAACTGCGCTCCTCAAGTCAGATACGCTTACTTCACTTGTAGAAGAGCTTGGATAGTAGCTTCCAGTAGATGTCGTAGACCCGGTAGAAGAATCATATCCGCTTGTTCCAGGATAGCTGGAATAATCTTGGTTCACTGAAGATCTGGATCCGCCTAAACTTGCAACAATACCAGCAATTGCGGCGGCGATTGCAATTCCGCCAGCAAGCATCAGCACACCCGTTGGGATTCCTAAACTTGTCAGGACACCACCAATCGATTCCAGCATGCCCATAAAAGCGCCGCCAATAGATGTGATTACCCCAGCAACGCCTGTTAAAATTTCAGGGAATTTACTAACGAGACCTCCAAGTAATCCGTTGCTGATAGAAAAGCCTGCATTTGTAAGTGGAACTTTTAAGCTGGAAAATCCATTGTAAATTTTTTGCCCCAGCTGAGATACGCTTTTTACAATATCCCCAAAATTATTGGTAATGCCTTTCCAGATGTTTTTGCCAATTTGCAATGCAGAATCAAATAGCGTTCCGGCTGCTTTTTTAAAACGTCAGACAGTTGAGAGACCAAGTTTTCTGCATACGTTTTTACCTCGGAACGATTTTTTTCTCCCATTGCTTGCCAAATAATAGCAGCAGCAGTTGTTCCGACCGTTTTCAAATCTCCGCTCTGCACAGCATTCCAAAGATTCTGTACTGTGCCGAAGAAGTCATTCTGCAAGCCGGAATCAAGTTCCTGCCACTTGCTGTCCAGACCGTTGAAGAAACCATCAACAAAATTCGTTGCGGTGGTCGTGCCATAGTCAATCATCTCGTTGCCCTTCTGCTGAACAACGTTTGCCAGATTAGTCATAGCCTGTTCAACGTAAGGAAGTGCTGCAGTGATACCGTTTGCAAGGCCTTGGTCGATGTAGATACCGAACTGTTCAAAGACTTTAGAAGGAGAGTGGATGCCAGTATCTGTCGTGAACTTATCTAGAATAGCCTTTGCAAGTCCACCAACAGTTTTCTTTGCATTCTCAATTCCTTTGTTGATACCATCAATCAAGCCCTGAACGATGTTTTTGCCATAGTCCAAAAATTTTGCGGGGAGATTTTTGATCGTATCAACCAAACTGTTCCAAGCCTTGTCCCAGTTTTCTTTGAATCCAGCCCACTTCTGGTTCCACCACTCACCAACGCCGACAAACCACTGCTTCAAGCCTGCACTCGCTTGGTCAAGCGCCTGAATCGGATGCTGAACAAACCCAGGCAGGCTTTCCCATGCAGTCTGAAAGTTAGCGCTGAACCCTTGCCACTTTTCATTCCACCACTCGCCAACGCCTACAAACCAGTTTTTTAAGCTCTCGCTTGCCTTGTCGAGAGATTCTGTAATTTTGTCCCAGTTTTGATAAATCGCAATACCGACATCGGTCAGACCGCCAACAATCAAACCAATCAACGCACCGATGCCTGTACCAATCGGGCCTCCAAGAGAGCCGATAATTGCACCAATACCTGCGCCAGTCATTGTCGAGCCAAGCGGAATCAAAATTCCATTTAACGTGTTTAAGCCATTCTTGACAGCATCATAAACGCCCGTTACAAACATAGGTATGCCGGTTACTACTCCGCCAACTGCTGCTCCAATAATCGCGCCAGCAGTAGAGCCGCCAGCTGCTTTAATGGCCGCTCCAACAGCAGTATTGCCAAAGCCGGTCACGATAAACTGAGCAATTCCTTTGCCAAGAATGGCTGCGCCTGTAGTCCCAATCAAAGCGCCAAGAACAATTTCAGCAAAATTTTTTCCATTTACGCCATTTTCAATCGCGTCTTTAATGCCTGTAATCTCAAGGACGATGCCCACTGTAAAAACACCAAGACCCAAAACAATGGATTTCAGCGCGTTCATTTTGGAGATAGCGTCCACAATATCCGTAATAAGATTTGTAAGCTTCCAAGCGGCAAAAGCGGTTGCTACAGTCGCTATAAGAGGAAGCATAGCCTTGATTTTCTGCTTGATAGCATCAATCTGCTTTGCAAACTCTTCGTTGTACTGCTTAAACATATCGTAACCGGACAGGTCTACATCGCCCAAGATGTTGCCAGCGGATGCACCGCTGCCAGAGCCGGAGCTTCCCTGTGTTGGGTCAATGATGTTCAGTTCATCAAAGCCCATCGTGTAGTCCTTGAGGGCTTTTGCGGCTTTCTTTGTCGAATCGGTTGTGTCATCCATTGCGTCACCAATGCCACCAACACTGTCAGCGCTCTTGGTGAAATCAGTGAACACGACCTTCACACCCATCAGCTTTGCAACCCACTGAACGAACTCCCGAATGAGCTGAACGGCGGCAATCAGCGGGGGAAGAATAGATTTCATGGCAGGGTAGAGCAAAGAGCCAACAGACTTCGCCAGCATATCCAACTGCGCTTTCAGAATCTTAATCTGGTTCGCAGGGCTCTGGATGGTCTGTGCAAGGTTGCCCTGCACGTTGGCAGTCTGCTTCATAATGGCAATGTAACGCAAAACTGCCTTATCTGCCTGAGACAGGCTAGAAACCTGTTTGTTAAAGCCCAAAGCAAGAAGTTCCTGTTGCAACCGTGCCTGAGACAGGTCAACGCCCAAACGGCGAATAGGCTCAATCTCGCCAGAGATTGCGGAGGACATTGCGGTAAAGGTCTCTGCAACGTTTTTGTTCCAATAGGAACCTTCGTCATAGGCAAGCTGGGTCAGATTCTTGGACAGAATATATGCTTTGTCGCTGGTCAGACCAAACGAAGTACCCAAGCTCTGGATGGTAGCCATGTAGGTCATCGCTTTGGTCGGGTCAACGCCAAGCAAACCCTGCATCTTGCCAATGAGCGTATCAGCTTCACCGCTCAAATTGCCCATAGCATTATGGAACAGGTCTGTTGCTTCGTAGAAATCATTAAACTTCGCAACAGCGTTGCCAAGATACTCAGCGATAGCTTTCAACGAAACCAGCTTTGCCATGTTCCGTATAAAGCCGTTCATCTGATTGGACAGGCTGAGATAGCTCTTGCGCTGCTTTTCGTTGGCAGCAGTCACACGGTTTGCCTGTGTGACCACCTTGCTCAACTGCGGCGGGAGCTTCGCAAAAGCGTTGCCCACCTTGTCAAGCTGAGATACAAGGGGAGTAAGGGCAGTAGAAATCTTCTGACAAGAGCTTGCAAAAGAATCAAGGTCAGTCGCTTTCAGCTTGTCGGTCAGGTCGGGAACCTTCCCGATCGCATTGAAAGCACTGCCAAGAGCTTTAAGGTTCGATGCGTCCAGAATGGACAGTGGAGCCAAAGCGTTAGTGAGCTGAGTAATGCTTCCAGACATGGAGTAAAAGTCCACGCCGTTCAAGCCAGACACAGCCGCAGGAATCTTCTTGATTGCATTCACGACCGTGTTAATGCTTTTTGTGCTTGCAGTCGTGTTGACGTTGGAAAACCCGTTCAGAAAGCTGGTGATTTTGTCCAGCCCTGACATTCCAGCGGATGCCTGTTTCAGCGTTGCAATGGAACCGGACAGCTTGTCAAGGCTGTTTACAACCTTTGTGACGTTGCCTTTCGTCCGCAAATTAGAAATGGCGGTAGCGAGCTTGTCGATATTAAGCTCTGCGCCCTGCGATTCCGCAGAAATTTCTACGGATAAGCTCGTAATATCAACATCAGCCATCACTACCACCATCACTTTCCATCATAGAGAACATCGTTCTCTTGATTCGCTCCTGCGCCTCAACTGCGCGTTGGTATTCATACTCGTCTTTCTCCTTTTGGGTAAGAGGAAGCGGTCTATCCATGTACTTGATAGGCTTAGGCCCTTTCTTTCGGAACATATTGCCAACCGTAGAGGAAAGCGCAGATGCCATGTAAAAGCCGTTTCTCCACGCTTCTGTGTTGGCTCTGCGTTCCCGCAGCTCCTCTGCGTCACGGTAGACCTTCGCTAGCCAGACATCGCCGTACCAAAACTGGTCATAGGTCATGCCGATGGAGATGTAATAGGCTTCTACATCATGGAACAGCTTGGAGAAGGAGAATGGCTCTCCCTCTTCGTCTGCTTCCTGAGATTGTGCAGTTACACAATCTCCCACGTTGCGTTTTTTGCGGTCTTGTCCTCAGTGTCAGTTGCCAGCAGGGACTTGGAAGCATCCACGAACATCTCAAGCAGAACGCCCATAAGGTCTTCCTTATCCTCAATGTGCTGGAACATCTCATCAACGACCTTGCGCTTGATGCCCTTGTTCCGTGCAATGAAAGCACCGTAGAACAGGGCACGGGAGTTGGACAGCAGATTGGTCATCTGAGTGTACTGGCCAATCTGAAAACCTGCACGTTCGGTGGCTTCCACGCTGTCACGGGTGAAGGTCAGCTCGTAAGTGTTCTTACCATCGGGGGAATGAAAGTTGATAACCTTAGTAGCCATAATAAATGCTCTCCTTTATAAATAGGGGCAGAACCAAATCCGTTGTTCAGTTCTGCCCGGTTTGATTGATTCGATTTTTTCGGTTTAGCCGCCAGTAACAGTCAGGGTCTCGCTAAACTCAGGCTTCTTGGTGAAGATGCAGTTGATGGTCATTTCCACAACCTCGTCCACGCCAAAGCCAGACAGACCAACCTGATGCATACCCTGCCAAGTGAAGCCGGAGCCGTCCTGCATCTTCAGGGCGTAGTACTTCACGGCGTTGCTCTCGGAAGTCTCATCATAGCCAGCGGCCTTGACCTTCGTATAGTCAGCCTTGTTGTAGTTAGCGGTGAAAGACTTGGTGTCGCTCTGGATGATGCCAAAGATGTTGACCTGCATGGGGTCAGACAGGGTGGTGGCATCCAGAAGGTTCGGCTCAGAGATCAGGTCGGGCACATCCTTGATGTCGCACAGTTTCGTCAGAGCGGTTGCGCTGTCGCCACAATACAGGGTGGTATTCAGACCGGAGATAGCAGTACTCATAGAATGTTTACCTCCTTAGTTTCGGTAAATCATTCCGTCCTCTCCGATTGTTGCCCCATAGCTGCAATCAATCCGATAGACGGAATTGTTGTACAGCCCATTCAACGGGGCAAACGATTTGCGATAAAATTTAAGCGGTTCAAGAACAGAATCCACGATGCCAACAATGGAGCGTGCTTCTGCAATGCGCCCGGTGTTCTTATTGGAGTAGACCCGCACACGAAGGGAAACGGCAGCGTACTTGCTGTGTCCAGCAGAATCAATGTGCACAGGAAGGTTGCTGTTTTCCTCTATCTGCACACACGGAAACTTCTTAACGTTGCTGTCGTTGATTTCACCAGTAACGAAGATGCCGGGCGCTTGCTTTCGCAGCTCCTTAGCAACAGCCGTGAAGATAGAATTGAAATAATCGATCAACTATTCCAAACCTCCTTCCACGTTGCTTCGACTTGAGAAGCCATTTCCTCAACAGCTCCCCACATAGCCATAGCTGGCTCGTTGCCGCTGGTGTAATTCAACTGGCCTTTACCATCTACCTGTTTGACAGGCGTACCGGCATTGCCGGATTCGCCGTAGTAATACCACCTGTGGTTTGCGCCTTGCCCTTTGCCGTAGGAACCATGTGCACCAACGCCGGGCGGTAGCTCACCGCCATATCCGTTGTGATGTGCGCCAGTGCCAAACTCGATAAAGGCAACTGCCTTGCCCTCTGCAATGATGGTGCAGGTGTTTCCGTTCTGCTCAACATGGCAAGAAACATCGTTGCTACCAGCATACTGTGCGTTCGCAAAACGAACTTTTGCCACATCAAGTCCTTTATCAGCCAACGCCTTTGCAAACTCCTGTGCCTTTTTGTTCAGGGTGGTCTTGTACTTCTGTATCTGACGTTCCGCATCACGAAGCCCGGCATCACTCAACCTCACTTTAATTTTCACTTGCAGCCACCTCTTTCAGCGCATACTTCGTATCCGTGATATGCTCTGCGACCTTGACCACAATGTAATTGAAGGGCTTTGAAACGTCTGTCTGAAACCAGACGCGCGTGCCTTCATAAAGCGGTGTGTTGCGCTTTTTGCTGGACGAACTGACAACGTAGCTGTAATCCGTGAACGCTCCAAAAGGGTTTGCTTCCGCAGAACCAGTAGGAGGGCTGACATTCAGCATCAGCTTTGCGGGTTCGCTCCACGATTCGTATGCAGATTCGCCAGTCTCGTTGCCCCATTCGTCCACAACAGGCGTTTTCTCGCCGACCGGGTTTGAATACCACAGCGGGCGTTTATCCAGCGGGCTTCCATTGAACATCAGCCGATAACACCTACTCTCGGAACCACTTCATTCAACAGGGACTGCGCCACATCGGAGCTTTCCCACACACGAGTGATGCCGTTGTTGGTGTAGCTCGTCTGTCCGTTTGCGCCGATGTGGTTGTACAGTTCCGCTGCAATGCGTATCTGCAACGACTGATACTGCAAGGGCAACTCGTCCGGTCTGTTACCGAAGGGGTAGCCCTGCGCAAATATCTTGTCTTTGGCGAAATCAAGTAGCAGGTCGAAGAGTGGGTAGTCCTCGTCCGTAATTTCACGGTCAAGTGCAGGAGCAATGTACTGCCCAAGCTTGACTGCCGCTTCGGAATACTGGTCTCCCATGCTGCTTTCCTCCTTTCGCCTTAGTAAGCCTTGATGCAGTACACAGCGTCCATGCGCTCAAAGGACGGCAGGACGATTTCGGAAGCAATAATGTCAGTGCTGACAGGATGGGCTTCCTGCTTCGTAGTAATGGCAACGCCGGTGTTCACAACGGAGACCTGTGCGTTGGAAATGCCAGCCATCAGGTCAACCTCTTCCGGGGTCGCAACGTAGTACATATTGCCCAGAGAACCAGAAGGAGCCAGCACAACATAGCCATCAGGCAGATACTTCTCCGCAGCTGCGGTTTCTTCCGGCTTGAACATCTTGTCGTACAGATGGATGCGGATGCCGGATGCGCTTTCGACAACAGAACGTGCATCAGAATCGATAAGAACGGCGGTGGTGGTTTTCATAACCGTCAGGAAACGGTTTTTGACCTCTTCCGCAGCAATCATCTTGTGGAAGGTGTTCGTATTCATGTAGGCTTCGGTAATGACTTCGCCAGTGTTCGCAAGAACAGTGTTTGCGGCAGTAGTCATCGTGGCGATGGGGGTTGCAGTGGTAGGAGCATCCCACTTCTCCTTGGTAGTCAGAGCCTTGTAATTGGACTGCTGCCAAGTGCCATCAGGGTCGTAATCGTAGACGTAACTCACGCCGTTGGATTCGATGGAGATACCGGGCTTGCCAGTCTTGGGAGCCAGAAGCTGCCATACCATGCGCTCAGGAACGATGCGAGCACCAGTGATAAGCTGTGCAGTATCGTCGTAGACACGATTGATAACATCTGCTGCAAACTCCTGATTGGTAGCCAAAACAGAAATGATCTTGCGGCGGTCGCTCTCGTCGATATGCACACCCTCACGAAAGAAGGGCATATTGGTCTCCGTCACCTGAATACCTTTACGGGTACGGAACGTAGCCTTAGTGTCAAATACGCTAGGCTTCAGCGAAACGCCAACGCCCTTGTGACCGCGAAGCCACTTCAGTTCCATGCTGACCTTCTTACGGGCAGGGAACAGAGCATCAGAAGCATAGGGCTGCGCATTGGTCGGGTCATTCGTCCAGTAGGCGGCAATCGCAGCAGGGGAGAAGATTTCATTCAGATTCAGTGCCATAATTTAGTCCTCCTTACTCGCTCTTTGCGCCAACATCGGTACGGCAGAAAACGGCGGGAACAGCCTTTTTCAGAGCGGCAATATCGTTTGCAGAATAGGTAAAGCCAGACAGCTTTGCCTTGTCCACATCAATAACGCCCTGAATCAGCAGTGCGCCATTGGGGTTGACGGCAGGGTCAACGGTGTGCAGCAGAATGCCAATGGCGTCGGTAGCCGCATCAGCAGCACTGGTGCCAGTAGTGGCAGCAGCTTTCAGGCCAGTCTTTGCCATAGGATAACCAGCCGGAACAGCGTTGGTCTCCTTGACGGTAAAGGGAATGGCAACGTAGGTATCAGCAGCCAGAATAGTGCTTTCAGGAGCCGATACCGGAGTATTGGTGTACTTCATGTTTTCCTCCTTAATGGAAAGCAGTCATTGCGTCACTTGATGCCTTGTTTGCGTCTGCACGCTCCTTCGCAAAGCGTTTAGCAAAGGAAACACCTGCGCTATCTGCGCCGTCACCATTGCCATCCGCACCCGGAGGTGTGGGCATATCCTTCAGTAGAGAAGCCTTGTATGCGGTGTCGTGGGCGGTCATAAACTCCGACTGGAACTTAAACACCTTGTCCATGTCACCGTCAGCCAGTGCAGATGCGGCTTTGTTGGCAAGTTCAGCGTCATAACCCTGTGCAACGAACTTCTCACGGTAAGATGCAAGGATCTTTTCCTTAACGAGGTTCTCTTTGTCGGCAGTCAGGGCTTCAATCTGCTTCTGCATCTCTTCCAGCCTGTCAGCCTGTTCCTGTGCAGCATTCTCGTCATCGGTACGCTTTGCCTTGAGCTGCTTCTTGTACTCAGCAGCTTCGCCGTTGGCTTTCGTCACGGCGTTGCGCAGCTTCTCGACCTCTGCGTTAGGGTCTGCAACCTTTTCAAGCGCAGAGATGATTTCATCGGCGGTCATGCCCTCTTTGTAGGCATCACCAAGCAACACATTGAGTTTCATATCGTTAATTTCCTCCTGCGTTTTTTTACCGTTGCTTCCCTGCAACGCTGCGAAATTTGTATCCCGGCTTCCCTGCCGGAATATATCAGCCCGAAAATTCGGGATGATTACATATTGCCCACAAGTTCTTTGTAGCTAATCCCGCTAGTCAGACCGGGCGATTCTTCGCTATCCGTCCCAACGAAATGAGCATTTTTAACGCTCGGATGTAAATACTCAATCATTGCAAAATTAGCCACATCAATCAGCCATTCGGTATTCCCCGTTTCGAGATATTTTTGAATACGTGGTTGAATCTCCTTGACAGCTTGCGCCAATTCCGGGTAAGTTTGGCTCATCCAGCCATACTTGTAATGAGAAACAAGGATTCGGTTTTGCATTTTCTTGACAAAATCGTCATCCCAATCCCTTGCAAGGATTTCATTGTTTGATTCCATCGCTGTTCTCCGGGTTAGTATCGGTAGGCCGTTTGTCTGCTATATTCCCTGCATTTGTGTCGGTAACATCCTGTTTAGACTGTTCCTGCGGCTTCGGTGCCTTTCCGTCCTCTCCCAGCTTGCCAGCGGCAATCAGGAAAGGCTTGCTCATTTCATAAGCAGCCTGCGGGTCGGGGAACAGACCGGGCGTGGTGAACGCCAACTGTGGGTCAATGGTCTGCTGCAACATCTGTGCAAAAATCTGAACCTTACTCTGCTGGTTGTCGTACTGACGGCGGGGCAATTTGATGTTGATGTCACTTGCCATCAGCTTAGAACCAGCCGTGCCACGCAGGATTTTCAGCATTACAGACAGGCTTTGGCGCTCAGCATATTTGAACATATTCTCGTACTGCTGCGCCCTCGCTTCGGTGTGATTCCATCCGTTACGGACGATGACTGCGCCCACGTTGTCGGACGTTGCGTTCTCGCTACCAGTGGCACTAGGCATGGCAGTCAGGCTGCGGTACACGTTCAACATGGAATCAAGAAGGGTCTGGCTCTGCTGCTGGTCAAGCTCATTTGCAAGCTGTGCGACCGAAGCTGGCTGACCGGAAGATGACTTTAGGCACATTGCGCCCATAGCCTTAACAGCTTTTAAGGCTTCTTCGTCCACAAGGCAGTTGGTAAACACCATGATGGACTGGATGAACTGCGCCACGCCGTCCAAACGGTTGCTTTCAAGGTCGTTGATGGCATCCAACACAGGAATAGCCGGTTCAAACAGACCCATCCGCTCCGGGTTCAGCTTGTATTCGACCATCGGCAACATTCCGAGAGAATGGTTCTCCGATTTCGTAACCTTGCCGTTGTCGATTTCAAAGTACTGGTTTGGCGTATACACGCAAATGAGGTCGTTCAAGTCGCTCTGATAATTGCGTGGGATATGCAGCACGTTGGCAATGGGCTTGTGACCAATGCCAGAGTTGTAAATCACATACGCCATATCTGGGTCGGGAACGTCCACCAGCAGGGGCGTTTCGTCCGGGTAGTTGCCGTTGTACCCCTTGTCAGGAAGAACAATGCGGTATCCCTGTCCGCACTCCAACATCCACTGCCAGAGCCGCCGATCAAGCGCATCCTTGCCCTCATACTGCAAGGCGTTTGACAGGCGGGCGATTTCCTCACCGTCACCAGTTGCCGTTTCAGACCGCACATAAGAGCAAGGAGTGCCACTCATGTAGCCTGTGTAGAAGCCCACGCATTCATTGGCGTGGTTCTCTACAATACGGTTGGTGATTTCAGCGTGGTATTCCTTAGTGCGGTGGAGGACAGGCTGGCTACCCAAGTAGTAGTTGTGCAGAAAGCGAATCTCGTTCTTGTTCAGCAGATGAATAGGCTCTGCCTTGCCCATGACCACTTTCAGCACGTTTGCCCGATTGATTTCCGTCTCCGGCGTTTCAATCGGTCTACGTCCGGTCAGCGGATTATTCAAAAAGCCGTCAACGACTATCTGATACTCAGCCATGCGTTCCTCCTTTCCGGCAAAATAAAAAGCGCAGCAAGACAAACCTGTTAAGGTCTATCTCACTGCGCTTACAACTGCGCTTCAAAAGCTATTCAGTTTTTAAACTTTGGTACGGAAACCCATGTCTCCCTTGGAAGGTTGGAATCTCCAATTGTAATCCAATGGCAAAGAGGGCACAGAAGGGAAAACTTACCTTCCACTTCGCCAAGATAACGTCCGCAATCACACGGATTGCCGTTTGCGTCTTTTCGAGGACGCTTGCATCTAACTTTTGCTACCATCTGTGCTCCTTTCGTTGGATTTCTGGAAACAGGCTGTTGAGCACAGACCTGTCAGAAGCTACTGGGAAACTGTTCGCACTTCCAGCCGTGCTATTCTTCGCCCGAAGAAAACCATTGCAGCCTTTACATTCAGTTTGACGGACAGTCAACGGGTCGGCTGCAATTTTGGTGCTACATAATGGATTTGAACCAATGTATGCTCGGATATGAGCCGAGTGCTCTAACCATACTAAGCTAATGTAGCATAAAAACCCGGCTTGATTGGTTAACCGCTGCTCTTTGCAATGTCATGCCTAACCATTGCATCGAGAGCCGGGAATAGCAGTGGAGGTTTTGGAGAATAAATCCATGCAAAGCTAGGTAGTTGGTTGTGCTGCGTAACGAAATCGAACCGTTGCTTGCCAGCCATGGGGGAGACAGACTGGCATTCCCCAAACAATTGGAAACGCAACATATAAAGTCCGGTGAAGGTGAAAGAGTGAGAAAACCTCCACCGGTGAAAGGAGGAATATGCTTGTTGACACGCACGCGAGTAAAAATGACAAAACCCCGCGTGCAAGCTATTCCTTTAAGGGAAGCTGCAAAACTTCCTACGTACATTATAAGCCTTGTCAAGTGGTGAAATCAAATAAATAGACCCAGCGAACACAATATATTGTGTTTTTAATCAAAAAGGCCTCTTGACAGGCTCAATTTTGCTGATTCCGTTGTACAATTCATCGGCAAGCTGAGCCAAGCTATCCGGTGCATCATCGTGCGGAACTTTGCCGAGCTGCGTGAACATCGTCAGCTGTTCCATGAATGCCTTGTACTCTTTCGACTGGTGTTTTTCGTCAAGGAAATAGAACCGTTTGATGTCCGGCGCATACTGGATGATTCTGGACAGTTTGCTTTGCCCACTGGGCGCGCGCTGGCTGCGAACAGAACAGTGATACCCTTGCTGCCGGAGCTGGCTGTCCACCACATCACAGTATTCATCACCGCCGTTGTTTGCTTCGCCACGCACCACATTGATTTTGTGTTGGATGATTTTGCCCACGACTTCCGGTCTGGTCACGGTTTTGTCGCCGTTGTTGAACACAAGGTCAGGGATGAACACGGCATCGCCGTACACATAAGCGATAGGACAGGCGGTAAAGTCACCGCCACCCCATGCAATATCCATGACCATAAGCTTGCGATCGGGCTCGCCATCAGGCAGAACACCGTTAAAGTATCGCAGTTCATCGGCAGGGAATAGCAGACCTTCACGCACATAGGGCTTGCCCATGTACTTTGCCCACCATGTTGCATCGTCAATACTGGCTTTCATGTCGGCATAGTAAGCATCGTTAAATCCAACGCCGTAGTCATAATTGAAATTGCTGTGTCCGTTCTCATCCACAGCAGGAATCACCCGGAATCTGTACTTTGGATTGTCTGCGTACTGGCTTTGGATGCGCCCCAGAGGGTCAAGCACGTTCCAGCGTGTGCCGACCATCAGCTCCAATGCGCCTTGCTTTTTACGGTCTTTTAGCTGGTTTAGGTAAGCATCGTACTTGTTGTTCAGACGCTCAACATTCAAGCTTTCCTCTAAGTCTTCAATCAAGTCATCGCTGTACAGAACGCCACCCTCGCCGATTTCAACAGCACCAGTCAGCGTACCGCCAATAGAGCGGCAAGTCAGGGTGGGGAAGCGCTTCTTTCGGTTCAGGTCAACGCTTTCATCCTTTGCGCTCTTGTCCACAAGCTGAACGTCAGGAAAGATTTTGCCCCAGTTGTAGGTAACGGGGTCTGTGATGATAGACAGCACTTCGCCGTAGAAGCCATTGGTCAGCTTATCAGAATGTCCGCTCATGACCGATGCAACGTCCGGGCGGTTGCCCATAAGCCATGTGATGAAGAAAATGCACAGCGTACTCTTGCCTACGCGAGCTGGAAGACTGACCCCCAAGAAATCTATCCGCTTATAGAACAAGTCCTCTAGGTCGTCTGCCAGCACTTTCAGCACTCTGCGTCTCGGCTGATAGAACTTCTTTTCCGGCGCACGGTTCCATTCAAGATAGATGCAATAACTGTCGAACACATCTTTTGCTTCAAACAGGTACGTCCGGCTGATAATGTCATAGACCTTCGCCACATCCTCGCCTGTTTTCATCTTGCCCATCACGGCTGCACAGACAGAGCGCAGCTCGCCAGAATATTTGTAGGCATCAAACCGCTTGTCTTGCAACAAAGCATCTCTCAGGTTTACCACCGCCTGAAACCAGTCCTCATAGACCTGTGCTTCGGTCGGATTCTGCTTTGCATACGCCTTGATACTGTCGATGATGGCGATACACTGCTTTGGCTGCATAAAAAAATAGGCACCCCCTACCTGAAAATGTAAAGAGTGCCTACAACTGCACAAAAATCAAATATTCGGTTTTATGATTTTGCTTCAGAAAATTATTTACTAAAATCCATCTTAATAAATGGGTTGCTCAGTTTATTTGACTTCTTCTGCAAGCTGGTTGATCCTGCGTTTCAGCTCGTCCGCATCGTAGTACAAGGCGTCTGCGATGGCATTGAGAATATCAGACTTGTCGGTGTAATCGCACAGCGTTTCAATGAGTTTCAAACTCTGCTCAGACAATTTTACGGTTTTCATGTCGCTTTCCTTTCGGTTTTATTCTCCAGCTTTGAAATTGTAAATCGGCTTAATGTGTTTTACAATATCAACTGTTGGGGAGATTGCGTTGATAATTTCCTGCGCTGGCTTATATGCCATCGGGCATTCATCCAATGTGGATTCATCGGCTGACGTAGTATAAATTCCGTTCATTTGCTTTTGGTATTCCTCAACGCTGAATGCTTTTTTAGCCGCTGTTCTGCTATATAATCTGCCAGCACCATGCGGAGCAGAGAAATTCCAATCAGGATTGCCCTTGCCAACACAGATAAGGCTTCCGTCTCTCATATTAAGAGGAATAATCAGCTTCTCACCATCTCTAGCAGATACAGAGCCTTTTCGGATAATATCATCCGATTCATCAATATAGTTATGAACGGTTTCAAAGAAGGACGCATAGGTCAGCATAGAATTGATTCCAACACCATCTAAAATAGTGTGCATAATTCTCGCTCTGTTCATCCTCGCAAAAGCCTGACAAATTCGCATATCATTAAGGTAAGAATCACGTTCTTCGCCTTCAAGATAGCAAAGCTCATTCGGAATATCAGGGAACTGAACATCCAATTCTTTGATTTTTTGCGAGATTTCCTGTTCACGGCCTTGCTCTTTCAGTTCTGCAATCAGACGTTCCGTAGCTTCTTTTCTTTTGTTCTTTCCTTTAATATTTGAGATAGCTACGTTTTGATGATACTCTGCGACCTGCTTTCCAAGATTTCGGCTTCCAGTATGGATAACAAGGTACTGGTTTTTTTCTTTATCTTCGTCCAGCTCGATAAAATGATTGCCGCCGCCCAAAGTACCCATGCTGCGAAGAATCCAGTCAATATTATGTAGGCTATCTTTGCATTCAAGCTGGCTAAGGAAAGAATCCGACATTTTCTGCGATTCGTGAACATTCATTCCAGCCGGGACACGTTCTCTGATTACTTTGTCTAACTTTTTTGGGTCGATGTGTTCAATTCCAAGTTCAGCGACAAGCATTCCGCAACCAATGTCCACGCCTACAATATTCGGAATGATTTTCTTGCCCAAGTTTGCCGTAAACCCAATTACGCACCCGGAACCAGCATGAACGTCTGGCATAATGCGAATTTTGCAGCCATCAACAAAGCTCTGATTGCAAAGCGTCAAAATCTGCTCAGACGCTTTGTCTTCAATATTGTCCGTGAACACCTTTGCGGACGCATATTTTCCATCAATCGTTTTCAATGTATTCTCCTTTCTCATTCGGTTTTATTCTAGGTTGCGAACACTTTCACCTGTTCTGTTCAGCAATCCGATACCATGTCTGGCGGGTCACATAAATCCGTGCTCCTTTGCGTAAGCCGTAATATGTGGGAAAATATCTAGCGGTGCGTTGCTATCAACTAACTTCTTTACGGTTTCTTCCATACCGATCTCAAGAATGTATTCTGTAACAGTAGCTGTCACATTGTCCATAAAATTATTGATTGCCTCCGATTTACAATAACTATTCGCCATATTTATTCTCCTTTGGTGTTGTGTTCTCCCAAAAGAAATGATATAATACTTATGTACTATCATCCTGTTGAGGGATTGGTGGTTCTTGTTTGTAGCAGCGGCCTGTGGTGGGTCGCTGCTTTTTTATTTTTCTTCTTTGTTGGCATACTTGCGTGTGGTGGCCGCATCAGTGATGCCATATTTTTCACGATACTTTTTGACCGTACGCCAGAACGTAGCGGACTTCAACCCAAGTTCGTTCATCATAATCTTTGGCGTGGTTTTTCCGTTCTGCCAGTCGTTATAGAGCTGCCGAAACTTCTCTTCGTCCACTTCTACAGGTTTTCTGCCTTTATATTTGCCTTCTGCTTTTGCGATTTCGATTCCCTCCTTCTGCCGTGCCAACATTGTTTCACGTTCCAGTTGTGCCAGAGCTGCAAACACAGTCAGCATAAATTTTCCGTTAGGCGTAGAAGTGTCGATGTTCTCTTTCTGGCTGACGAACTTGACGTTCTTTTTTTCAAGTTCTTCAACGATTTCCAGAAGGTCTTTCGTGGAACGAGCCAGACGGCTGAAACTCTCAATCACAAGAGTATCGCCCTCACGAACAAACGCCAGCATCTCTTTCAACTGCGGGCGATCAGTGTTCTTTCCGCTCATTTTATCAATGAACACCTTTTCAACGCCAAGCTGCTCCATAATAACTTCCTGACGAGCCGTGTTTTGTCCGGCTGTCGAAACTCTTACATACCCAACTTTCATTTTTGCGTCCTCTCTTTCTATCACAGATTATATCATATTTTGATAGTACTGTCAATAGAATTTTGATAGTACGGAGAACAAAAATATAGCCAGCAGTTAGAGAACATCTAGCCGCTGGGCTTTTTATGTTACATTTGAATCGCTACGATTTCCCACGAAGAATAATTGGAAAATCCAGAATAGGGGTGAATTTCAAAGTTCTTCGTCTCTCCCGGTTGGATGTCCAAGACATAATCAATATCTCCGCACACGGGAACTTCTTCACCGTTCTCATCTTTCATCTTATACAGAACGATGACCTTTGCGTTTGTCTTGTATGCGCTGTTATTAGTCACTTTTCCGGTGAATCTTGTTTCATAACCACTACCACGCTTTGAAGTATTGGTGACAGCCAGTTCTCCGGATCTTAAAACTTCTTTTCCAGCACTCGGCTGATAGTTATAGTCCTGAGCCGAAACAGACATTTCGATACCAGCTGGGATAGCTCCGTCATACTCGTATGTAAAGTATCCAGCATACCAATAAGAATCATTTTCCGCAACCCAGTCCAAATATTCATCGTCTGTTTTGATTACGGAGCCATCCTCTGCAACGACTGCAATTTCAATATGTGGAAACCATGCTGCAAGATTTTTGTTGGTATTCTCGATTTCAAGAGCATAAGAAATATAAATCGTGCTACCATCACGCCACGCATAAAACCCATGGTTCTTAATGCCTAACGGTTCATACTGCGTTGCATTTGTCTGCTCAAGTTCAATAAGACCAGACCATTCATCAGGCTTTGCAGTTGCCATTGCGCTAATAGGCATAGCAAGCATCATAGCCGCTGCTAGAGCCGCCGCAATGATTCTCTTTCTCATTTTTGATTCTTCCTTTCTTTGGCCAGAATTTTATATAACGTTTGAAATACCATGTGCTATAAGATACACACCAAAAGCCAAAAGAGCGGCGCCCACAATGATGATCCATATCGATGCAGCTATCTTTTCGTTCTTTTCGCGTCTTTCTTTATTCTTGTCATTCTTTTGGTTCATTGCATATTCCTCCTTTGTGATACCACAAAGCGATTATAGCACAATCTAGGCTCCGAAAGGGGTCTTTTTGTATTTTTTGGAATTTTTGGAGACTTGCACAATCAGATGGATGCCGTTTTGTAAAGGTGGGGTGGGTCTTTTTTATTTTTTCGGTGGTTGAGAGACTGACCGGGCGGGGCTGGGCGGCGGCTGTATGCCCCGCCGGTGTACCCTTGCACACTCCAGCGCCCCCGGACGTCCTACACATCACAGGCAGCAGCGCAGGCCGTGCCAGATGCAGGGCAGACCATGCAAGGCACGACACGCACGCCCGGACGCTGGACACGCTGCACCGGTCTGCACTCGATACCAGACAGACCGCGCCGGGCAGATCATACCGGCGGCGGATGCTGGATGGCGTTGAGCCCTTCTATTATGTGCATTGTGATAGCTCTATCACAAGCATGGTATATTGATAGCAATATGAACAAATATCACAAGGATATTTGTTGTTTCTTGTGATAGTAAATTGCTATCTATCTATTGACGTATAACCCTATTGATAGTATAATAAAGGCACAAACAAGATCAAACCACATTGAACCAAAACAGGAGGACAAAAACCATGAAAAACAATAATATTCTTTTCCTTGAATGCCGCGGTGCCCGTTCATGAAGGGCGACAAAATCGCAAAGCTTTCCGACGTTGGTAATTATCGCGTTGGAGTGTATAGCCATAGGATCGAAGCAAAAGACGGAAATAAATACATTCTTGAATTTGGCAGCTACGACAGAAAAGAAACCAAATACACCAACAGCCGAACCGGAAAGCCCTTGAAACATCCAAAGTGTGAAGTGGTGTTAGAAAATGCCCTGCACATTAGCACGGAATACGAAACGCTTGATTCAAAAAATATCGGTTTAGCTTTTGCGAACTGCAAACTTGAAAAACAGATCCACGACAAAAAAGAATATCTTTTCACAAAGTCCGATATCTTAAAAGCAGTAAACAGCATTAGCAAAAAACAATATAACAAAATTGTGCTAGTATCAAATGAAAGCATTATAGACGCCATTCCAGAAATTTACAAACTTGGTGGATATCGGGAAAAAAGCATTCTTGACAGTCTTGTTGAAGTAAAAACAGAGCAATACACAAAAGAATATCATGTATATACCTTTATCGCCGAAAACGGAGACACGTTTGACTATGAAGCACTTAGCAAAAGAATAGTAGGATAAAATGGAGGTTCTGAAAAAATGATTACTCTTGATTTTTCCCAGTGGGCCGCCCTCTGGTACGTGGGCGGCATGATCTCCGGCGCACTCGTTATGATCGCTATTTTAAACAGCTAATAAGGGAGGGCATAAAAATGACAGACTTGGAGCAAAAGTGCAACGAGTACCGCGAATATAAGCGGCTGGCCGAGCAGGCGGAGCAGATGCGGGACAGCCTGCGGGATGAAATCATTGCCATGATGCAAGGAGCGCCTGAGGTTGTCGCAGGCGCTTGCAAGGTGATGTATAAGGACGTGCAAAGCGTCCGACTTGACAGCAAGCTTCTCAAGACGCTGCACCCGGATGTATACGCAGAGTGTAGCAGCAAAACCAGCTACAAGCGTTTTAGCGTGGTTTGATGGAGGTTTAACGATGATTTACCCCGATAAAGTATATATTCCTGTTGTGCGTGGGTGCAGCGTGTGGAGCGTCTCAGAGATCGACACGGCAAAAGCCAAAAAGACACCCGGCTATATCGTACCCGGCTATATCCAGTATAACGGCGGTTTATACAGCGCTGGCAACGTCTTTTTGTCCGCTGCTGATGCGTGGGACTGGATCCACCTTTTTCGCAGCTATCGCGGCAAAGTGTACACCGCCGCCGAGATCGGCAGTATCCGGGAGGTAAACACAAAATGATATTTTCATGTATCCTATTTTTCTTCTGGTTCTTTGCGGCACTGTTCAAAGCGTCCAAGTGAGGAGGAAACAAAAAATGACTGAAATTGAATCCCGTGACGGTAGAACGTACTTTTTAAACGGTAGCGGAAAAGTGGAGTACATCACAGGCACAAGCGGCCGGGCCTATCCTTATACGTATGACCAAAAATACAACGCATGGACAAACCGCAGCGGCTGCCTGTCTTATAAGTACCTCCGGCGGCTTGAAAATGCCGGAAAACTTTTCTTCAACTAACATCCACCCCCGCCCACGCTGGCGGGGCTTTTCTTTTGCCTTGCACCTGCTGAGAGTGCAGGGCTTTTATTTTGCCCTGCTGCAATACAGCCACATACAAGCGTTTACAGTGCGTTTTGTTTCCGTCCATGAAGTTATACCACCCACGCCACAAAACAGCACATAGGGCTTTACAGGGGCATTCCATACGATTTGGCCTATTCCACCGCCCACGATACCAGACCGGCACAGGCGGCTATAATACCGCCTGCGCTACGCTGGAGCGTATCACAACGCCGTAACACCTCCAGCATATACCAGATACAAGCGCCACGCCGGACGCTGTGCAACTCTGCACAGCCGCCCTATTATAATAAGGTATATAAGGGTGCAGCGGTGTGCCCCTGTTATGGATCCATGCCAGACAGCGCAGCAGATCGCAAACCATGCAAGCCCGGCGGGGGTCAGCTCCTACCGTCTGCGGATCGCTGGCAAGTGCTGCACCCGGCGCACTTGCTAAGGGGTTAGCGTCTCCACCTGTACAGGGGCAGCCCAGCGGCTGGAGTCCTGGCACCGGTCAGCAGTCAGGGTGCACCGGGTCAGCCTGGCGCCCTCCACCCGGCGGGGCAGTCCAGCGGCAGGGGCGCGGCGGGCGGCGCGGAACCATTGACGACTACCGCCGCATCTCTTTTCGGGCTTTCGCCCGATAACCAATAGAGGTCAGCAATAGTCGCAGCGTTCCGGCTGGAATAGTCGTAGCCAATAGTCGTAGTTTCTCCGATAAAATAGTCGTGGAATAGTCGTAAAGTCGTCAGACGACCAGTTTTTGAAAGTCCTATATATCGTATAGTAACGGACAGTACGCTCATAGTCACAGAGCAATAGTCGTAGTGTTTTCTTGCGAATCATCGTCAAATAGTCGTATATTTTTTGTGTGAAATAGTCGTTTGCCTTTTAGAGAAAGAGAGGTGCGATAGTTGCTAAGTCATCCGACCACCTCAAAAATCACTTCTCGTTCCAATTTCGCATAATATATTCCTCCGCTAGTTATATCCATTTCGTATAATAACCGTACTTATTATAATATACAGATATAGTTACTCCCGATAATCACGGATTATTTCGTATAGTAACTCGTACCAACCTATTCTGTCTGTTCCTGCTCGATTTAATTCCCAGCAATGCGCTATGGTATTCTAAACAATCCATAGCATTCTACTAGGAATAGCAATGCAACATTTCTACATATTTAACCGACCGCAAAATAAAGTCAATTCTCCATCTTTGGAATAGTCGCATACCCTCCGCAAATACGAACCTGACGAAAGATGCTGGTCACGGTCTTCTCTTCTGGCTAACGGTATAGCTTTTGGAGATAGAGGGTTATAGGGGGAAAGAACCTTTACAAGCGATTGAACTCTGGTTCGCTATACTGCTGCTTTTCCTGTTCCTTGTCAATCCACATATCAGCAAAGGCCTTCCAGTTTGTTATAGGCTTTCCGTTCTTGGTCATCCAACCTGTTCCCTCATAGTAGTTCATAAACCTGCTGGCAAGCCTGTTCTCACATCCAGCATCCAAAAAATACTCGCTCACATCCTCGAAGTCCGGCGTGATGGCGTTCCCATCGGGCGGGTCGCCAGCTTTCTTAATAACTTTTTTTCTTTTCTTTTCTTCTATATTAAGGAGGTGAACGATTGTTCCCCTCACAGGTGAAGCATCGTTCCCCTCAAAGGTGAATGATTGTTCACCTCGCTTTTCGCTATTTGACGATTCTTTTGGCACTTTGACGTATATCTTATCGGGCTTGTTCTTCCCTTCACGTTTGCGCTCGATCAACCCGGCTTCTTCCAGCTCTTTCAGAGACTTCTTGACCCATCGCTCCGTGAATCCAGTATCGGTAGCAAGGTCTTTGATGGGATACACGATGTATACTCGTCCTAGTTGGTCAGCAAACTTTCCGCTTTTGCTTGCCCTCTGTGACGACCTTGCACGATTGAACAGGTAAACGTAGACAATTTTCTCTGTTGGACTAACGTCAATAGTCGAGAGGAATCGAGGGTAGACCATGTACCCATTGACCTTTGTGTCGGCTGTCATGTATTCCATTTTCTCCTCCTGCAATAGTCGTAGACCTCTACAATGCGCTCACAGCCCCGTAGAGCAGTGCCAGATTTGTTTTCTGTGTTCAGTCGATAAGTTTTTGCTATCTGACGCTAAAAGCGTTTGTAGGGCTTCTGTGCGCGTATATGCAAAAGGCTGCCATTGCTGACAGCCCATGCACTTAGATTCCGTATTCGCTTTCAATGTCTCAAGACCACGTTGGACGAATGAACCAGATAGGTCACGCCGTCAATCTTTACTTGCAGCTGGTCGCCCTCGTAATCGTCCCAACTATTCAGCTTGCCCTCAACAATCGTTCCATCAGGCATTTTCAGCTGTGCCCACGAGTAGCTATACGTCAGGTCTACCACCTGCTTGTTGCATCCAGTCATCAGCATAATGCCCGCCAGAGCGGATACACATACGGTCAAAATCTTTTTCATAGTCGTTCTCCTTTCGTTACATCCACACGCATTCTTTGAACTGCTGTGTTTCCATCTGGAACGTGATGTCCAATGACCCCACGTTGCCCTCTTTGTTTTTCTCAAGCGCAAAGTGATAGTGCTGCTCCGGCCGCTTTTTCGTGGTCACGTTCTGCGCTAGCAGGATGATTGCATCTGCGTCCTGCTCGATCTGTCCGCTTTCTCGAAGGTCTGCGGCGGTCGGTGGGATGCCCGCTCTTGCCGTTTCTCGATTGAGCTGTGCAAGTGCTACCACCAGCGTTCCTGTGGACTGTGCAAACTCATGCAGTTCCATGCTGATTTCCGTGACAGCGCTGTATCGATCTTTCGCTCTGGCCTGATGGATAAGCTGCAAATAGTCGATGAACACTACTTTGGCCTGCATTCTGATGGATTGCGTTCTAATCCACCCAACACTCTTACCAGCGGCAGAGCGGACGAACAGAGGATATTTCTTGATGGCTGCCAGCCGGTCAAGCTCGTCAATGCTGACGGTCTTGTTTTTGACCGTATGTAGCGGTACGCCTAACTGGTTTGCGATAATACGAGCATAAAGCGTGTCTGGGTCTGTTTCTAGGCTGAAATACGCCACCTTGCGCCCGTTCTTGGCTATTTCACAGGCAAGTTGCAGAGACAGAGCGGTCTTACCAGCAGACGGTCTGCCGCCGATCACAACGAAGTTGCCCGGCACAAGATGCAAGTTGTTGTCCAGCACTTTAAGTCCTGTGCTGATATACTCCGGCTTATCATCCAACTTGCGGATGTAATTGTCTATGCCATCGCACATCGGGATGAAATCGCTTCTCTCGTTGTGTAAATTGATAGCTTCGCCTAGCTGCTCATAAATGCCCGTCAGGTCTGCGTATCTGGTCGAGCCATCAACGATTTTGAACGCAAGTTCTCTGGCTCTGGACAATGCTGCCTGTTCCTTGACGATTCCAGCCCATCCAAGCATCATGTCGTGGGTGACGTTGCGGATGAACTCTGCGCCGAAGGCATCAAGGCATTCGCTCATTGCTTTCTTGCAGTTATCGTACCGCCCCATGACTTCTACCGGGTTCCACTTGTCGTTGTGTTCCCAATAGCCACGAATGGCAGCGAACGTATCATGCAGTTCAGGGCAGAAATCGTCGATTTTGAGGTCTTGCAACACATCGGCATACTCAGAAAACGTAAGTACTGCCCCAAGCAGGATGTATTGGGTCTGATTTTCAATATTCACCGCAGAAAGTCTCCCTCGTCAGGCAATTCAGCCATTGTCTGCTGGTAGCCACCGTTCCAGTCCTTCACGTTACGCATCCAATTCCGTGCAGCAG